TTACTGCTCCTTGTTGTCGGTGGTGGCGCGCACGTCGATGGCGTAGACCGTGACCGGGTCGGGCCCGAAGTGCGGGTGCGTGATGGTCTTGATGGTGTATCCCTGCCAGGGCAGCACCAGCCGGCGGTCGGCGTCATCGCGGGGCGGGTAGCCGCGCGTCAGCACGATCCGGTCGTAGAGGCCGAACGGGCTGGCGAGCCGCTTTTGCCAGTAGGGCGTGCACAGCCGGTATTCTTCGGTCTTGGTGCCCGCCTTGATGGCATCGAAGTATTCGCCATTGAGGGCCAGGTGCAGGTCAGCCATGTTCCCCGCCTCCGTCCTTGCTGGGCTGGGTGGGAGAAAGGGCGGCGCACTGCTGGCGACGTGCCGCCAGTTGCCAGAGCCGGAATTCGAAATCGGGCACATCCCATTCCCAGCAGTCACCGCCCAGGTGCTGCGCTCCGGCCGCGATCATGTCGGCTTGCCATGCCTGGCGCTCATCCCCCGCACCCTTCGCGCAATCCCCGCCGTCCTTGTCACTCGGCGGATGCACCGCGCACGGATGGCGCAGGGAGCCGTCGCCGCTGGGGCAGGAGCATTGCGCCTCGCCGGCCTGGGGCGCGGCATAGAACTTCGTGCCATAGGGATAGCTGTTCAGGTCCACCAGCACCTTTAGGTCGCGCTCGCCGAACGCTTCGGGGTCGCCATACCGAGAGACAACTTCAGCTACCGGCTGCGCCTCCCCGGCTATAGGGGCGCTTGCCAGGGCGGCATACTGTTTCGCCGCAGCTACCCACGCGGCGCGGGTATGGAGAGTCAAGCTGTTGTAGAACGATCCGAGACTTTGGCCGTAGTCGGCGAACCAACGGTCATGCGCGATAAGGGCCTGCGTTTCATCGCCCGCCTGCACGCCCTCCGCGCGCAGCTTGGATAGCACGGCGGCTTCCACCGCACGCCACATCGGAAGCAGGGCAACGCTAGGGCGCCCATGTTTTGCGCCAAGGTCAATGAGTTCTAAGTCCGTCAGCAGGGGCTGGGCGGCGTTGTTCTGGTCGGTCACGCTGACACTCCGAATAGGTTGGGATACGATGCGCCCCATGTCTCAAGGGAGCGCTATACATGAAAGGGATGCTCGTGGGAGCGGCATTAGCCATAGGTGGCGTGATAGTGGGCTTCGCATTCGCGACACACGCGGACGTTGAGGCCGAAGCCAAGTGGTGGGACTTGATGACGGCCTTTGGCACAGTCGGGGCTGTTGTGGTAGCTATCGCTGTACCACTCTGGCAAAACTATGACCGTCAGCGAGAACAGACCGCGCGTTCCTTGGCGCAGGACTGGACGATGGCTCACGTGGCGTACCAAAGCGCAGGGCGCATTTACGAACTATTGATTGAGTGGAGTGCCTCTGAGCGTCCGTCCAGTTCTGTATTTGCGGGTCTACACGCGAGAGTGAGCATGCTTCAAGACCGAGCTAGTGGCGTTCATGCCGCGACTATCATTTCTGACCTGGCAACGATTTCTAGTGCGCTCGAAGGGGAGGCAAAGAAGATCGAAAATCGGAACGCGAACAATGCCAGCCGAGCAACGTCCTATCAACCACGCTTGCTCGTTCAGGATTTTTCTGGCACTCAGTTTCGCGGCTATCTGGAAGAGGCCGAGCGAATAAAGCGCAGCTGTGAAATTTGGCAGCTTCGGGTCTTGGAGGATGCTGATCGACAGGGCATTAAAATCCCGGGCGCTGTCCGGGGGGAGGCGACGGCTGATATCACCTTGGTTGGTAAGGCCGCTGGCGATGTTGCTCAAAATGAGGGCGGCCCAACCTGATCGGGCCTATCCGCGCAGTAGATCATCCCACTACCGGGCGGACCTGCTGGGCGGCAATGGCGGCGTCGATGCTTACAGGGTCGAACAGTTCATGCGCGGCGTCGAAGTCGATCCAGTTGCCCGACCGATCTTCGATCCGCTTCACGCCTCCGTGATCTCCGATCCAGAAGCTGTATCGTGGAAGCGCGCAAAGGCGATTGCGCACGGCCTCGAAAGCCGCATCGCGGTCGGCCCGCGCATCGCCGGCAGCGGGGGCGGGAAAGCCCGCGGCAGCAAGAGCGGCGCGCATACGGTGGCGAAAATGTTCCTCTTGGTCCCTTGCGCCTGGGGCGGCCGCAAACCATGCGTTTACAGCGGCGTCGATCAGTTCGACTGGAATGCTGTTCTCGGGGGCGGTCATGGCGTCGCTTCCTCTTCCGTGGGGATTTCCGCCTGGCCGGCCGCTGCTGCGGCTTCGGTTTGACGGCGTTGCTTTTCGGCTTGCTTGGCTCGGACGGTTTCGACGGCGCCATGCGCCTGGAACAGATCCAGAAGGGCCGTGGCCGGGATGGTGATGGTTTCGGACGCTACGCGGCCTTCCTGGATGTCTACGAGGGTTGCGCGCTGGTTGGCGTCCAGGCCTTTAATGAAGGCGTCCACGCCGCTGATGAGCGGGGAGACGACCTTGCGGGGCAGGGCGCGACCGTGGATCGTGCTGGCCGTGACTTTGGTCTTGCCGGCGGCTTTGGCCTGGCCGACCTTGCCGGACAAGAACTCGCCGGCCTTGGTCCCCAGCTTGCGGACGGCTTCGATTGCCACGTCGGCGGCAACCTGGCAGGAGCGGACCAGTTCTTGTACGTCGCGCTCGGCGTCGGCCAGGACGAGGTAGTTTTCGACGTGGGTCCGGCTGAAATGGACGATGGCGGCGATTTCGGCGCTGTCCAGGCCCGCGCCCCGGAAGCGCTTGAACCCGCGTGCGGCCTCCAGGGGGCGCAACTGCGAATTCTTGTTGCTGGTATATACGCGCGCCATGCGATCAATCTTGTTGCCCTGGAAGGCCACAATCGAAACCCAGTTGATCGGGAAGCCTTGGGCGATGGCGCGACCCATGGCGTCGAAGCGCCGATGCCCGTCTACAAGCTCTACGCCGGAGCCGTCAGGCATTGCAACCACCTCCAGCGGCGGCAGCAGGCCCCCGGCCAGGATGTGGGCGAGTAGGTCTTGAATCTCGGCTTCGTACTGGTCATCCAGTTCACGCAGGTTGAAGTCGGGCACGACGTGGATCCTGCTGTACTCGATCTTCATCGCGTCGGCGCGTTTGATCGTTTTGTCCAGAATCATTGTTTTGAATGATGCGGGAGGTTGGGTCATGCTGACACCTTGGTAGGGTTGAGATAGGATCCTCAAAAAATGACTACATAGAGGACGGAATGCGAAAAGGCACTTGGTTTCAACTAAAGGTCATGGGGACGATCGCAGGAGGCGTCCTCCTGCTGGTGTTCTTCTTGAATTTCCCCGACAAGTCGGGTGACTGGGCTTCATGGGTGCAGGCCTTCGGTTCAATTGCAGCCATCCTTGTTGCTGCCCAAGTTGCGACGCTGCAGTTGGCGCAGGGGAGGCAAGAAGAAGCAGAACGCCGCGTTGCTCATCTCAAGGGAGTTAGGGGTCTCCTAGATGAACTGAATGGAACGTTGAGCCGAACCGGTATGGAAGTCCTGGCAAGCGGGGGCGAAAACGTGGTCCGCTATGCGCGCGAGAGATTGCGCCCAATGAGTGTTGCTTTGGAGGCAATTAGGCGGATCCCCTTCCATGAAGTGCCACTCGTGTATATGGGCTCCAACGGCCTGAATTACCTCAACATGTTTAGCAGTACGTATCAGACCTTGGAGAACCTAGCGGCCGAGGAGTGGGATCCTAAAGACGAAAAGCAGACAACGCGTGTCGCGAAGGCAGTCGCGGATATCGTTCGGTTTTGCCAGCATGCGGACGCCGATCTAAAGGCGATTCGAGAAATGGTGGACAGCTACGATGGAATCAAGTCGCCCAACGTAACGGTCAGCGATATCTAGTGAGTGGCCAGCCATTTCGTCGCGCAACAACCCTGTCGGCCTGCGCTAGAAGATTTGGTGCTGGTCAGAAGCCTGCGCCTCGTCCCAGCCAGGGCAGCACCACCAGAAAGGCGAAGGCGAAGAGGGCCGCATAAACCCACGCAATAGAGGGGATGGACGCGTTGTCATCCCAGCAGCCTTTCCCAGCGTGATCGCGTGGCGCAACCATGTCGGCGAGACGGCGGGTAGTGATGGCCGGCGTTGTCACCTTGGCGACGACAACAGGCGGGGGGGCGGATGCGCTTATTGCGTTCATGTTGCTTCCCAGGGATCGGCCGCGACATAGCGGCGGTTGAAGTGTTCGCCGATGGGGACCAGGGCTGCCGCCGCCAGGGCAAGCAGGGCCAGGCCCCACCAGAAGGCGGGGATAGTTGAGGGCATGGGGATTTGCGCGGGGTGCGCGGTGGTGGGCTTCGGAGAGCGGGCCGGTAGCCCGGTGAATTCCTGAAAGTCACTTTCAGCGCCGGTGACGTTGCTGCGCCGGCCCGCTCTCCGAAGCCGCCCCGGTGGACGGGGCAGGGCGGGGAATTACAGCTTTCCGTTGCGAAGGGGAGGCGTGTTAAGTGCTGATGGACAAGAATTCGCCATTGCGCTTTGTCGCGAGTGCATCTGCAATGTCTTCAAGCCCGGAACCCTCTAACCGGATTCCAGCTGTGTGGCCACCAGGGATGACTTCGATCGTTCTCTGGTAGAAACTGATTTCCGTAAGTTGAAGGCCAATGGTGACGATGTCGCCCACTTGAAGTGATTCCGCGTGTTCGAGGCGTATCCTTTTGAGCTTCGTGAACACAGTGTTTAGCGGGATATCTGTTTGGCTGTTCCGCCCTACAACGAGACCGTCGGGTTCGATTCGATCGATTACAAATTCCGGCACGACCTGCTCCTGTTGAAAATCTGAGCACAACTGTAATGCAGGTCGCGGAATCTATCGCGTGTGGGCTAGGTGATTACGTCTCTGCCAAAGCCGTGTCTACAGCTTTCCGTTGCGGTCCAGCACGTTGAGGATGGGCGCGAGGATATCGAGCAGGGCTTCCAGAAACTTGATCATTTGATTGCTCCGTGGGTTGGGGGGGGGTGATGGCACCAGGGCGCTACCCCTGCTTACTTCCCGCCGTCTTTCTTGTATTGGCCGGGGGCCGGCACAGGAGGTTTACGGGGCTTTGCTATTCCTAACGTTGCGCCGCGCTTGCGGACGCCATCATTGAAGCGGGCTGGATTCGAACCAGCGCGACATGCCTGCCTTCGGATGCGTCAGGGGCGCGACCCCTTGGCATTGCCGACCTCCCGAGCGTCGGGCGCTCTACCGCTGAGCTACCGCTTCGATGATGGTCCTGCGCGCTTACCCGGCGCAGGTTAGGTACAGCCACTTTGCGTATGGCGCCGTCTTCTGGCGTACAGAGGGTGGGTTCTCCTCCAGCCATCGGGCAACTTTGAGCCCATGCCGATATCGCCCGGCTTTCTGCGCCCGTGTACTCAGGGATTAAGCCGAAGCCGCCTAGCTGGGACCGAGGCCCTTCTTGCGCTTCGGGTTGAAGATGGTGTTTTCGGCATCGTCACCGCCAAACATGGGCAATCTCCTTTGTGACCAGGCACAGCGCCTGCCGATACCCCGCACGCGGGGCATGAGCCGGGACTGTCAGTCGTCGTATTGCTCGGAAGCGGCCGATTCCACGTCGTCCGCATCCATGTCGAATTCAAGGCGCGTGCGGCCGACGTAGAGGGCGAGCAGGGTGGCTTCGAATCCGCCAACAGCATTTGGTAGGCTCCCGGGAGTGATTTGCTTGCCGTCCAGCTTCATCGAATAGCAGCGGCCCTCCTTATCGAAATCAAGTCGGTAGTCTGCGGTGTACTTCTTGGTCTCGCTGGTCCCGCTGCCGTAACGGCTCCCTTTGTTTGTTTCGCGGTCAAGGTAGAGGTGCGAGAACCCGTACTGTTGCTCAAACAGCGCGTAGAACGCCTCGCGCTCCTCGACGTGCAGGCCGTGTCGCGCATCCTCCATCAGCTGGGACAGCTTGACCGTGGCGGGTACGTCGGGCATCACGCTAGCGACAGCCTTCTCCAGCGCGGTGTTTAGCGCGGCTGCGTTCTGGCCGTGAACCGCACTGCGCAAAACTTCGTTCAGCACGTGCTGGAACTTCGCGACATCGGCTATCTCGATACCGTGCGGCATCGCCGCAGCGAGTTGATCCTTGAGGGCGGTGCGGAAAGTGCTTCGATAGCCCGTGGCGTCATCAATGGCGCTGGTGATGGCTCCAATGATGTGCTTGTCCAGAATGGGCTGCAGCTTTTCGGGGGCGAGTGCCTGGGCCAGTGCTGCTTCCAGGTCGATGCTGATGTTCAATTCCATGGGGTGGTTCCTTTGCGCGGGCATGCGCTTGGGTGTGGGAGAGCTTCGGTAAGCGCTGACCCGCAGCGCTGGCCGAAACCGCCTGGTCGAGTTCCAGGCGTTTCTCTGCCGTCTATCCGGCCTGTCTCCCCTCTAAGCGTTCCGCTTGCATTGGCTGCTGCGCTGACGCCCGGTTGCTGTTTCGCGCCACCTACGAGGAACTGGGCGCGCCCTTGCGCGGCCCCGTTGGGGGCGGCGGTCGGGTCTGACTGGTTGTTAAAGAGCGGTTCTCGCCTTCCCCAAACCGACTTTGTGGCGGTGACGTCTCCCGCTTGAGGCGATGGCCTGACTGCTGCCTGCGGGTCCGTGGGGTGCATTGCTGTATGAACAGCACAAGGCGTAGATTAGGCGTCGCCTAATTATTTGTCAATAGGCGTAGCCTAATATTTGCGCCGGCAAGGGGGGCGCGCTACGATCCGGAATTACTTTGTTACGGAGGTGGCGGAAATGGACGTCTGGGTATCGGGGAAGAGGTCAACCCGCCAAGTTGCTGTGGCAGATCGGCGGGGAGCCCTGCCGCGTAGGTTGCTGCTGGGGGCGGCCGCCATATTGCTGTCGGCGGCTTCGGTAAGCGCCGCTCCGCCCAAAGCCTGGAAAGATGAACCGAGCAGCTTCCTTGGAATTTCTCTCGACTCGGCGTTCCCAGGTGCGGTGCAGGAGTGTCCTACAAGGGGGAGCGGCGCACTGCGCTTCGTCGACCCCGGCAGCTCGGCGCAGATGGTGACGATGTGCGTCGGACCGGCTTTTCAAAATATGTACCAGATCTATGCAGGCCCCAAGCTGGGGTTTGGCTATGAACTGAACGCCTTTACGTATGACGGTAGGGTCGGCATGTTCCTGCTAACGAGCCACGTCGCCAATTTCTCCGCAATGAAAGATCTGCTGTCTGCCAGATATGGCGCGCCGATGTCTAAGCAATCTTTAGCTGTCACAACCAAGGGCGGCGGGAAATTCACTTCGGAGCGGCTCACTTGGTCGGGGAAAAACGTGAATATCGTGCTTGACCAACTTTCCAGCGACATCAACACGTCGTCCATTTCCGTTCAGACGAGCGCGTATATCAAAGCGCAGAAAGCGGAAGCCGGAAATGCGGCGAGAACGAACGCCTCCAAGCTGTAAAAGGATAGGCCCGCGCCACTTTGTATGGGGCGAACGTGTAAGGCCCAATTGGAGCGGGCAGAGCGGGCGATAAAAAGCCACCCTAAGGTGGCACAGAAAGCTCTGATACGCCCCATTTCTGGTCCGTAGGGAGTCAGGAGCGGACCCACTGCCCTGATTCGTCATCACCTAGCCGAGCGCCAGCCCACACCACTTGGCCCAGCACCCGCACCGGGTGGCCGTTCTCCAACGGTATATCGGGGTAGGCTGGATTGAACGACCGCGCGACCCATCGTTGCGTCAGCTTGTCGCGTGCCACAGTCTTCACGATCATCTTGCCGTCATAGTTGATGGCATAGACGCCGCCGGCGGCCAAGTCGCGGATGGTCAAGTCTTCGTTGGGGACGACTAGTAGGGCAGCGCCATCCTTGATGACGGGTTCCATGCTGTCGCCTTTCGCATACACAACGCGCGCTTTCCCTGCATCAGCACCCACTGAACGCAGGAACGAGCGGCGGAATTGCACGACGCCAGTTTGTTCTTCGATGTGGTTCTCGATGCCGTCGCCCGCGGCCAGGCGTACATCCGCCATCTCGGGCACTTTCTCGAACTTATCGTTTGCAGCGGGCGGTTCCCCGGGGCCGACGTTGGCTACCACTCCAGTCTGCGTGCTGATACGGATGCGGCTGTCTCGCTCGGCTTGATGTGTGGTCTTGCCGCCATCCCAGGGGGCGGCGGGCATCGCGCCGATTCGCATAGGGAATGGATCGTCCGCGTCATCCATGTCCACCAACGAACCGCGAACGCGGAGAGGAGGTGGCGCGACAGGCTGCGGCCGGGCTACGGTGATCCCAAGCTTCAATTGCGCTATAGCCAGCGCGATCGCCCCCTCCAACGCGCTTAGCTGCCCGGCTGGCAACGCGCGCACTTCATCTTCCGCGATTGTCGGAAAAGGCCAGGGTTTCTGTGTAGAAGCGCTGGTTGGGTCGGCATTCGAACCCATGTCAGGCCACGACTTGAGGCCCCAATGCTCTGGGCCGACAACGTCAGAGAAATAGCGCCACAGCTCCGGAAGCTTGTCCTTCGAAATTGACCCCTTCTTTATCCAGTCGTGGATCGACGGGGGTTTGACATTGAAATGCCGTGCGATGGCCGCCTGCGACGCCACCGCGCCGCGAGCAATTTTCATTTCAATGGCCGCCTTTATGGCAGCTCCGAGGTCCGTTCCATTAAGCATTGCCTAACTTTCGCCTTGTTATGCCGCATTAGGCAATTCCTATTGACATGAATTAGGCGTCGCCTAATAATGCGGTATGGATACGAAAAAACGACATGAAGCATTAGTTCGCGCTTGTGACCTGGTCGGTGGTCAAGCGGCATTGGCGCGGATCCTCAAGGTGACGCCTGTGAGCGTTCATGATTGGGTGCACTTAAAGCGGCCACTGCCTTCTGAACACTGCCCGGTTATCGAAGAGGCAACCGGGGTGACTTGTGAAGAACTCCTGCCGGCTTTCCGTTGGGATGTGTTGCGCAAGACCAGCGGCCGCCCCCAAAAAAATACCGCTTCGCGGGGGCGCATTCATGAATAGCTCGGTTTCTCCAACTCCGCCGGGACTCCCGCCAAGCCCCTTGGCTCCCGACGAGAAGGTCCAGATCGGCCCATTGGACGTTTGAAGATCGTTTTCCATGCAGCGAATCGTAAAGCCGCTGCTTCGCAATAGATACGTTCAGGAACCCACGAAATGAACATCACCACTGCGGCCGATTTGACGGTGCACGAATACAAGGGCGGCAGCGAGTCGCTGGGTCCGCTGGTCGGCATATCGGCCGCGGTGCTGCGCAACAAGGTCAACCCCAACAACAACACGCACCACCTGACGTTGGCCGAGGCCGACCGGCTGATGCGTATGACAGCAGATTTTCGGATCCTCTCGGCGCTGGCGCACTCTCACGGTTTTCTGCTGGTGAAGGCTCCGAGTCATTGCCAGGCCGAAAGCGATATGTCGGTGCTTGAGCAGGTGGTGGGCTTCATGGTGGCAAGCGGCGTATACGGCCAGGAGATCCACAAGGCTCTGGCTGATGGCGGCGTGGATCGCCAGGAATTGAGCCGGATCCGTGAGGCCGGCGCGGGCGTCATGTCGGCGGTGGGGGAAATCAACACACGCCTGGAAGGGATGGCCGAACAATGATGCATCGCGGAACGTCTGGTGTACCCGTGCGGGCGCGTGTCGCGTCCACGGAGCGTAAGGGGGGCGCGCTGGCGCGTGCGGCTGGGCAACTCTGCGGGAACAGCCTGTTCCAAGACTGGGTTGCTGCCCGCGCTGGTGCCGCCCCCCGAGGTGTGAGCAAGCTTGACCACGCGGCCGAGTACGTGCGCTGCGCCTGCGGGATCCCCAGCCGCCGCGACCTGGACCACAACGCGCAGGCCGCGACCTGGTATCAGACGCGCATCCTGCGGCCCTTCAATGAATGGAAGCGCCGCCATGCAGCGCACTGATACCGCCTGCGCGCTTTCGCTGTACCAGGGCTACCTGCTGTCGTCTGGCGCTGCGGAGCGGGGGCGCGAGTACATCAAGGCACGGCGTACCCGCATAGTCCGCGCTGAAGCCCTTGCGAGGCGTCTTCAGGCCGACATGCGCCCGGTGACGCCCTGGCCCGGTTGCACGCCCACTACCGCGGCCCTTGCTGCTGCGCGCTGCCTTTTGTGGGAAGCGAGCCAGCGCGGGGAATTGCGGGAAGTGCAGGGCGCTTGGGGCCGCACCTATTGGCAGGCCGTGCGATGAAGCGTAGCGCCCCCCTCAAGCAGAAGACGCCGATGAAGCGCGGCGCACCGTTGCGGGCTAAGGCTCCGATGATGCGCGCCTCGTCCATGCCGCCGCCGCGTGCCGCGATGAAGGCCCGCGCGACCGGCAAGAAGCCGCCCAAGACCCTGTACCGCAACCCGGCGATGCTGAAGCTTGCCAAGGGGCAGCTGTGCCTTATCCGCGTCCCTGGCGTCTGCTTGGGAAGTCGGAAGGATACGACCGTGGCTTGCCATTCGAACTGGGGGCGTGACGGGAAGGGTGGGAACATCAAGGCGCACGACTGGGCTATCGCCTTTGGCTGCTCTGCCTGCCACGTCTTCATCGACCAGTCGAAGGCGCCGCAGGCCGTCAAGCAGGGCTATTTCTACCCGGCGATGAAGCTGACGCGCCTGGCGCTCATGGACATGGGCAAATGGCCCGATGAGGCCGAAGCCGGCTATCAGAATTTGTATGGAGGGGCATCGACCCTATGAGCACCATCGTTATGTCGGCCTGCTGGCCGCTGCAAACAAAGACGCCAGCCCAGAAGGCTGTATTGATGAGCATGGCGGACAACGCGAACGATGAGGGCGTCTGCTGGCCGTCTGTCGGCTACATCGTGATGCGCACCTGCGCGGGTGAGCGTACCGTTCAGGACGCCATCAAATGGCTGATCAAGCACGGCGCTCTCAGTGTTTCGCGGCGAACGGGTCGGTCCACGGTCTACACCATTACCCCCGCGAAGTTCGCACCCCCGCAGGATTCGCACCCCCGCGAAATCCGCACCCCCGCAGATTCCGCACCCCCGCAAGATTCGCACCCCCGCGAATCTCGCACCCCCGCAACTGCCGCACCCCCACCCCCGCAGGATTCGCACCTCAGAGGTGCGAATGCCGCACCCAGAACCGTCATAGAACCTAAAGGAGAACCGTCATTAAAAGATTCCCCCAGACCCCCGGAGGGGGCTTCGGGTCGTGGACGGAAAAAGAACCCGGTGTCGTTCAAGACGTTTGTGGATGCCTGCCAAGCCAGCGGCGAGAAGGTTATCGGCGACTACCAGCCGGTACTGGACTACTGCGAACAGGCCAAGTTGCCTGCGGAGTTCGTGAACCTGTGCTGGGCCGAGTTCAAGCGCCGCCACCTGCCGGGTGGCACTGCCGAGGGCAAGCGGTACACCGACTGGCGGCGGGCGTTCCTGAACTGCGTGCAGGGCAACTGGTACGGCATCTGGTTCGCTGACAAGGCTACCGGCGCGTTTGCCTTGACCACCAAGGGTGTCCAGGCTGAGAACGTCATCAAGGGGGCGGAGCAATGAGCGACGTGCTTGTCCCCCAGGCGACCGACTCCGAACAGGGCGTCATTGGCGGTTTGTTGATCGACAACAATGCTATCGATAGGCTGGGCGACCTGCGGGTAGAGCATTTCTACCGGGCGGATCACCGCGTGATGTATGGCGAGATCCTGTCGATGATCGGGCAGGGCTTGGGGGCGGACGTTATCACCTTGGCAGACCGCATCCGGGCGAAGGGAGCCGACGCGGGCGGGCTGGAGTACCTGAGCGACATCGTTGCCAATACCCCGAGCGCCGCCAACATCGCCCAGTACGCGACGACAGTTCGGGACCGCGCGCAACAGCGGGGCTTGCTGGAGCTTGCACACGACACTATCGACGCCGTGCGCGCTACAGGTGCCATCGGCGCGGCCGCCTTGATCGACCAGACTCAAGCCGGCCTGGAAAAGCTGGCCGAAGGCGCAACCCGTCAGTCTGAGCCGGTCAAGGCGGGCGACGACCTGATCAATTTTGTGGAATATCTGGAATTGCACGCCGACGATGAAACTGCCGGCGTCATGTCTACCGGCTATCCGGACTTGGACGCAAAGCTGGCAGGCGGCATTCGTGGCGGCGACCTGATTGTGATTGCTGGTCGGCCGAAGATGGGAAAAACGGCGCTCGCGCTCAACATTGGCCTGCATGTCGCCAATGGCGGCAATGTGCTGGTGCTGTCGATGGAAATGCCAAAGCGGCAATTGCACACCCGCAACGTCGCAATTCTCGGGGGCGTGCCGATCCCCCGGTTGCTCCAACCCAAGTTCATGTTGCAGTCCGACTACGAGGGGCTAACGGCCGCGTGCAAGCACATCGAGTCGTTGGGCCTGTGGCTGGAAGACCAGGGCAATCTGAGCCTGATGGACGTGCGCCTGAAGGCCCGGCAGATCAAGCGCAAGCATGGTCTGAATCTGCTGGTGATCGACTACTTGCAGCTGATGCGCGGCGAAGGACCAAACCGGAACGCGGAAATCGAAGGCATCACCCGTGGGCTGAAGGCGCTGGCGATGGAACTGGATATCGGCATTGTCCTGCTATCCCAATTGAACCGCGAACTTGAGAAGCGCCCCAACAAGCGCCCGATGCCATCTGACCTGCGGGATTCGGGGGCAATTGAGCAGGACTGTGACGCCATCCTCTTTGTGTATCGAGATGAGGTCTACAACCCCGATAGCCCGGATCGCGGGGTTGCGGAAATCATCATCGGCGCGGGCCGTCAGGTGGATCGTGGAACGGTGGGGCTGCAATACATCGGGGAGCGGACGAAGTTCCAGAGTTTGGCGAAAGGGCAGGCGTTCGGAAATCGACCGGCGGCTAAGGGCATGCGCTACAGCCTGATGGATGAGTAGAGCCACATGACGAACAGCGCGACCAAAACCAGCAGCGAGTCATGGCGCCTTCAATGTGAAGCCCGCCATGTCCTATCCCTTCCGTTCGACCGTCGAGTTCCTTACTTGAATCTGGTTGGCAGGAAGCGCGGTATCGAGGCGCAGCAGTATTTGGAACAAGAGGTAAGGCGACAGTTCGCCAAACGGAGGAAAGCAGCATGAGCGGAGCAATGGCTCGTACCAAGGGGGCGGCGTTTGAGCGCAAGGTGGCAAACCTGCTGACGGAAGCAACCGGCAAGACCTGGCGGCGGCGCGTGCGCAACGCGGTGGGCGATAGCGACGTGGTGGCGGATGATCCCGCTTTCGCGCGCATCAGCATCGAATGCAAGCACGCGAACACGCTTTGCTTGCCCGCCTGGTGGCGCCAGACGCAGGAGCAGGCAGGCCAGGACGGTGTGCCGGTACTGGTCTACAGGCAAACGGGGGCGCGTGGCGAATCGGTGATGGTCGATGCCCACGACGTGAACCCGAAGATTTTTCCTGTCCGGGGGCGGCACACCGTAACCCTGGGATGGGAAGCAGCAATGCAATGGATGCGGGAAATGCTGCCCGCGAAAGTGACTTTTTCCCCGGGGATTTATTGATGACTACCTATACGCTCTCTCGCGTACCTTTAGCCCCTGCCGTGAAAGAAAAGCCCGAGGCGCTTTTCCGTAGCGTCCACGCGGCGCTGGTGTACGCGTTGAATTACTCGATGCAGCAATATGACCGGCCGTTGATGAACAAGGCGATGTCCGGCAAGCCGGAGGGGGAGGGCAAAGGTCTGTCGGGCGTGGACGGCGCAGGGCAGGCTGGCATGATCCGCGCAGAGCTTGCGCGCCTCGCTCCCCTGCACCAGGCGGTGCTGGTGGCGAGCATCGCGCCCCAGCAAGTGCCGTGCGAATGCCGGGCGGCATGCTGCGGCGGATGGAGGGTGAACCCGGAATGGTCAGATGCGGTGGGGGAACTCACGACAGTGTCTGCTGCCGCGGCCTTGCCAGGGTGCCTATCTAACGGGCGGCTGCGCTCCGCGCTGATCCAGCGGCTGCTGGGCGCGAAGGTTACGCTGGCTGAGCTAGCGGAAAGATACGATGTCGACGAAAAAACGGCGGGCGCACACAGTGCCAAACTGAAGCGCTGGTTGTTCGGAGACCGGGCTATGCATATGGGATTGCATCCTGAGGCAATCCGGGAAATTGCCGCCCGCTTCAAGACCTGCGGGTGGATAGCCCCGGAGCCAGGGGCGCATCCTGTTTAGCCATTGACCAGGAATAAATATGTAATATATGGAAGAAAGTTGTCAACAATTAGTGTTCGATCTGCCAGTCATCTGCTTTAATCTTAACTGCTGTTTCAATTGGTTATGAGGTAGCAGATGCGCCTTGTGCCTGTGCCCGCGCGTGGGCGCCGCCTTCACCGCCCTGATAAGACACGGCTTAAGGAACATCAATGGCGAATATTGTTGTCGATTTGAGAGAAACTAACGTAACAGTTGATGCGACCAGTGCGGATGGTGTGGATAACAGCGCGCTGGTAATGCTGGGGCCTAATACGTTGACTGTGGATGGCGTCAACCTCTCCGCTTCAGTTCCGCTCTTTACGTTCCCGTCAACAGGTGCGACTGTGATCGTCACTAATGGCGCCAATCTTCAAGCGTCAGATCTACTGTTCGCGGTCGCCGATGCTTCCTCAATACCAGGCAAGCTCCTGATTGACGGCAACTCTTCGGCTACCGTCAATCAGTTTGGCACTGTGCCTTCGGGCGGTGTCGTAAATCTGAACGTGGAGTTCAGCGGCGACGGAGATGGCAGCTTCACATATGTCAACTCTGGTGTTTCGGGCCCTGTGACGATAAGCGGGATGAGTGCAGGAGATTCCGTCCATGTGCCTGGTGGGATTTTGACGGCGTTTAACTACGATGCGGCATCCGGAACTGGCTCCGCCCTCTTCGCGAGCGGTGCCATGCCGGTAGTGATGTCGATTACGAACATGGCTCCGGAGATAGGAGCAATCATTGCTGCGGATCCGCAAAGTTATTTCAGCAACGGTACCTTTGTGATGCCAGTCTGTTTCCTAAAAGGTACGCTTGTGCGCACCCCAGATGGTGAGGTCGCAATTGAGTCCTTACAGCCTGGCGATCAGGTCCTCGGGCTTTCGGGAACGCGCCACGTGAAATGGGTAGGCTGGCGCAAGTATCGTGTCGCGCTGTTGCGTTCTGATAACGAGCGTGCGGCGACGTGGCCAATTAGGATTCGGCAGCACGCCTTTGGTCACAATCTGCCAGGATCCGATTTGTGGGTTTCACCCTGGCATCATCTCTTGTTGGATGGCGTCTTGGTGCGCGCGAAGTGTCTTGTCAATGGGAGTACCATCGTTCAAGAAGCGCGGGTGGGGTGGATCGAGTACTACCACGTAGAGTTGGATCAGTTCGACGTTGTCTTGACCCATGGGGTGTATTCCGAATCGTGGGCTGACGGTGGCAATCGCGATTTTTTCCAGAATGCACCTGTCTCTGAACTTCGCCCGCAGGACCGTAAGCGTCGCTTGGCCGAACGGCCCGGTTTTACTGTATTGCGCGACCCAGACAGAGAAGCGGCATTGCGGGAAAAATATGCCGTTCGGGCTGTCAATATTTCATCCCTTGAGCCGCACAAAGTTGCGGCCAACGGGTAGACGGGCTCGTAGTTGGATAACGAATTCTGTTGACAATGGGATTTTTTTCACCCAGAATACGTTCTCAATAGATAAGGTGTATTACTGCGCCCAAACAAAACTCGCCAGCGAAAGCAGCGGGTTTTTTTCATTGTTGGCGGGCTTTTTTACTTCTGGCCGCGCCCATATCGAAGTATCTTCAATGCTCCTACTTGGAATTCTTCGGGGATGTGGGCATGAAAACGATTGCGAGCAAGTTCGGGCGCGCCGCCCTATTGGCGTGCGTGCTGGTTGTGCCTTCGATACAGGGGTGTGCGACAAATACTGACCCCCGCGTTGCGGCGGCGGTGGACGACAAGCCCTTCTATACTTGGTTTAACGGTTTGGTGGACCAGATCAAGGCAGACCCGAACTACAAGCGCATGCCTATCGATACGGAAGCCGAGGCGAACCAGTTCATGGTTGAGTTGCACGACGCTTACCGTCACCGGATTTCCAAGAAGGACTTCGCCGCGCTCCAAAATAGTCGATATCCTAACCATCAAAACGAAGTTTCGTTCATCGTATCGAGGCTTCCATAGTCGGCGCTATATCTTCCGATTGATAGCCGTTTTGGCTGTAAATGCCCGTCAGCGAAAGCAGCGGGCTTTTTGCATTTCTGCGCGGTGCCCGAGATGCCGAAAGGTCTGGACGAAGGGTGATGCCGCTATAGGCTTTGCAGTGGGGCGCGCACCCAATACTGTGGAGTCCCTGGGTTCGAATCCCAGCCGCGCAACCTGCGGGCTTGGCCGAGTGGTCAGGCTGCGGCCTTCCAAGCCGCCTACGCGAGTTCAATCCTCGCAGCCCGCTCCAATCAAACGAAAGCCCCGATACGGATAGTCCGGTCGGGGCTTTGCATTGCGCCGATAGCGTTTATGCCTGCAACATAAAGCGGTCTGTAGCCATGGAGACCATTTCGTGTTCGGCAGCCATAGCAAGGAATGCCGAGCGCGAAAGGTGGCGCGACTTTGCAACCTCATCGATGCGGTGAACAAGGTTTTCGGGCAGGCTGATGTTGAGCCGCACGGCCTTGGTGCTGACCTTGGACAGGTCGATATCGACCATCATCCAGTAACCACCTTGGAAATCCTCATGGTTGGCCCAGGCTTCGGGAGTAGACGGGGCCGGGATGCCTTCGGTCTCACCGAAGAAGTGAGCTTCAACAGCTTCCTGCGCTGCGCGCGGAAGATCTTGGAGTTCGTCGGCCGCTGCAAAGCAGCCGGGGAAGTCGGGGAAGGACGCCCCGTAGGCGCTGCCTTCGTCCTTATCTACGTGGATCGGGTAGAGCATTCGGTTTCTCCTGTAATGGCCTGCTTATCGCAGGCCGGCTTGCTTGAGGATGCTGCGCTGTGTCGCTATCGGCAAGTCCTTCTTGGGATGCGGCACGGTGACCTTGCCGGGCTTGGTAGGGTGCTTGAACTGGTGGTGTGAACCCACGGTGTGCACGTGATACCAGCCGTCGGCTTTCAGTTGCTTGATGAGGTCTGCGCTGTTCATGTGTGTAATTATACACAATACACACGAATACACAACATTTATTTGTTCCTGCCCCTTCGCCCCCGAGGGCCGCGCGCTGGGCATGGTGTGCGGGTACGGGATCGTCGCTGCCGGGCGGCGCGCAGTTGGTGGCACCCGGCGCCTATTCAAAGACAGGTGGACGCCATGAAGATCTACACCAACAAACAGCACCGCGATGTGCATACCGCAAAGGTCGAGCAGGACGTGGTTCTACGTGTCATTGCTGAACGCGTAGCGGAAAAGTTGGGTGTCAGTCTGGATTCGCCCACCGTGTCGTACAGGGGGTACATCACCAGCCGCTCCACCAGCACGGGATACACGTATGAGGTCGAGGTCGAGATCATCGACGATCATGCGGCCATATTGACGGCGGCGTAGTCATGGCGAAGCTCAAGACACTCAAGCCGCGCATTGCGAACGCAGCGCCCACGCCAAGCGCCAAGCGGATGACGGGCCGCAAGCTGCAAGACCGCCGGTTGCGGGTCTGGTCCGTTAATCCGCACTGCGCGCATTGCGGAGCTTTGACCCTGTACCCGCACGGCTTCGAGCTTGACCACAAGGTGAGCCTGTTCGACGGCGGCGATGACACCGACGCAAACACGCAGGTGCTGTGCGTGACCTGCGATGCGCACGGGCGCAAGGTCGGATGCCACGACGCCAAGACACGGCAGGACATGGGATACAGGGGCCGCCCGTAATGGCACAGCACACGGTCTCGGCCTCGGTTCGCGTCGCGTGGTGGGTGCGTTGGTATCTGTCCGGCGTGGCGCTCGCCGCGCTGCACTGAAGCGTCTCGATATCCAGATGCGGGACGCGGACATCGTGGTTGACCTGGAAGGTGACATTGCGCCCACCGTGCTTGACAATGTGAATCAAGATGAGCAAAATTCGCCCAGACTCGTAGGAAGTACGTCTTAAAGAAGCGCCTCGGCCAAAAGCCGGGGCGTTTTGCATTCTGAGCCGGCGGCGGCAAAGGCGAGAGAGATAGGACAGTGAGATTGCACAGTCAACGGTATATGGACTAAATTGAATCTCGTTATCATTTCGGTCTCTAAATCAGCTACCGCTGATTTTGACAGTGCTGCCTGAACTTGGTGGATATGTCGATGGCCGAGGACGGGAGAAACGATGTTTCGTGTTAACGGATTTTCTTTCCGCAAGCTGCGGCTCTTCGTAGTTGTTTTTTCTGTAGCGGCTGCGCCTTTGGCCGGGATCGGAGCAGTGCATGCGCAGCGCGCCTCCGGGATCGTTGACCTTAAAGACTACACGGTTCCCTTCACGCCTCAGAACGGTGGTCGTGACCTGAGATCCTTGAGCGTGCACCCCAACGGCAAAGATTGGGTTTTTGTCGAGTGCAGGGAAGCGGACGGTGGCTGCATGGTCATGCGCTACAACATCGAGTCGAAACAGTTGATTCGCTTTGCGCTGCCATCCGACTACTCGTATTCGTATGCGCACTATTCGCCAAAGGGCACCTACATTCTGATGAATCGAGTGCCCATTTATGGCAACTCGGAGGAGGATGCCCTGCGCGCGATGAAGGCTTCGCAACTCTTGATGATGCGTAGTGACGGCACTGACCTTCAAATTCTGCCGGTAGCAGCAGGCGTAAACCTTTCTCCATTCATGTCGCCGGATGAGTCGCGTGTCGCATTCTGGAGAGGCGATCGTGAGCTCAGTCCGGGGGGGCCGATATCATTTGGCCAACTAAATATTTGGGAATTCGACCTCTCGTCGAAATCGGAGAAGCTTTTCACAGGAAAGAAGTTCGATTTCGTGACCGGGGGCGATCTTCAATACCTAGGTAACGATGAGCTTTTGGTGCAGTCCTACGGCCCAGGTTCGCGATTTCGAGTCCCTAACTACGGCATACGCTACGCCTACAACGAGGTATTCCGCTTGAAACGGGGGCAAATTGACGACCCTGCACCGGTTATGTTTCCCAACACGTCGTATGCCAATCACCCTTCAGTAGACGTCGCGGGAAGTACTTACATGTGGGGGGCCACCGCAAAAGATAGATCGCAAGGCGCGATCCGTTTTACCAAAGACGGCGATCAGACCATATGGAGAACACGGTCTGTTTTTGTTCCGAAGTACATGGTTGTGGACCCTGGCGGCCAATACGTTGCTGTCATCTATCGGGACTTGCCCCAGCAGCGCGGTGCCCAGGAAGGGGGGGTTGCGAAACTTGACCTGAAATCGAATTCTTGGACTGAGGTCGATGTGCCGCCGCTTGAAGACGCAAAGTTAGTTCCGGTTTCGCCAGACTAGTTTTTGTTGAATTTGAGCGTTAGCCCGCTTCGCTAATTGCTCGACTCTCCACATCTCCTGACAGCTTGACCCCACGCCGACCATTGATCGCGTGGGGTTTTTTTGCGTACCCATAGAGCGTGGTTCACCTGCGCCAATAACAAAATTCATTTCTACCGAGGCTCTGGAAGCCCTTTCCTAGCAAGCTGACCTGCTTGCAAATTTTAAGAGGTAACCATATGGCAGCGGTACAACGTTCCACCAGCATCGATGGCTTCACCATCGTCGACCCGCAAACTTGGCTTCCCGTTTATGGCCTTTGGTGCGGCCCAGGCTGGTCAGCAGGTCAAAGAAACGCCGATCTGACGGTACAGCAAATGCAGGCTAGCGATGTATTTCGGCATGCCGATGGTTCGGCCAGCGTCATCGACGAGATCTGCAAGGCCCACGATATTGCGTACAAACTCGCCGAGGGTCAGCCGAATGAAGCGGCATTGATTGGTCAAGCAGATGTTCAGCTTTTGCGATCAATGGGGCAGTTGGACTTTCACTCGCTTCCCGCGCAAGAGATGGCATATGCGGCGCTGATGACCTTTACGTTCTATCAGAAGCTCTTGATCATCGACGTGCCCCGCGCTGGCATCGAAGCGATCTGGGCCGGCGTTCAGGAGATCGCGGCTTGGATCGACAGTAAGCTGGAAGGTCTCAGCGGTGTTGCGTTCACTGATATTTTTGGCCACACGATGGTCGGATCGGCGCTTGGCGGCAATAGCGAAGGTCTCGTCTACGCCACCAAGAGCGTCACCGGTATCAAGCCGGACGGCCACAACACTATTTTCACGTACTATCGGGATGGCTACCAGTCGACGTACAGCGCATACGACAGCGCATACGATCCGATGTCCCAAAGTGCATACCTGAAGCGATGGATAGACGGCACGATCACGCTTATTGAGGGCCTGCGCCAGGTGCAACTGTCCACTCCTTCGGCGAGCGGGACACCGCAACCGCCGATTGGAAGTGTGGTCATTCCTGTACCCGGTACCGGCGTGGATCCTAGCGACGCTCACTTCGAATGGAATGGGCTCTATGTCTTTGATGGCTTGCAATGGACACGAGGCGGAGAGGGCGACTTTGAAGCTTGGGTATGTGTGGATCACCAATGCTCGGCAGTGCCCCGCAATGCTCCTTAAAGGTCTGAATAGGACCTAACGGGCGGGGATTCAGTCGAGCACCACGCCGCGGATCTCTGGCCGAAGTCAAAAAAGCCCCGATGCGGATTTCCGCTCGGGGCTTTGCACTGAAACTTAAGAAGACGGCGACGGCCGTGCAGCGGTAACTGCGCGACCGACAGCCGACCCACGGATCAAGCCCGTGAGCGACCCGAGGCCGTCCCACCTGTACAGGCGGGGGTTACGGTAACACACCTGCAAAGTCACTCATGGAAGAACTACGCTGCACCAGCTGCGGGCGCAAGCTCGCGGAAGCCGCCGGCTATGTCCGGCTCAACATCAAATGTTCCCGGTGCAAGACCGTGAACGCGTTTTCGATGGCCGAGAGCGCCCCGAGCGCCGAGAGCCACAATCCAGCATGCCGCCGGGCATCCAGTCCTGAGGAAAACAGGCATGGAGGCCAACGGCCATAACACCGCCGCGCCGGCGCGTAAGCAGCCCGGCGTCAACGGTTTCAAGTCCAAGCCGCGCTACGGCGTGATCGTACTGTGCGATGACGAAGGTCACCAGCAGCGCGTTTTCGATGACCTGCGCGCGAAGGGCTACCGCCTGAAGGTGGTAGCCGTATGAAAGTATCCATTCAGCACCGCTGTGCCGACGCCGAAAGCTATCGCGCGGCCAGGGTGAAATCGCTGTTCAACGTCGATAGCGGAGCTGCGTTAGACCTGGATGCAGATCTGCCCATCGACGATCGCGAATGGCGAGTAGGAGTGATCGTGGGGCCGTCCGGATTCGGCAAGACCAGCATCGGACGTGCAATCGCGCCGCTGTACGCGCCGGCCTGGCCATTGGATCGCCCCATCATATGCCGTACCGTATCAAACATGGATGCGAATCAATCGCATGCGGTGGGGAAAATGCCGGGGGCCCCTGGAGAAATCCATCCGGTAAGGGTAATTCGAACCCCGGACGCTCGCTAGTTATGAGGTGCGCAAGGGGGGGTAATAATAATTTCGGGCCAATCCCAAACAAAAACAAAGGCTTAGCTTCTGTCTGGCCTTTGTCGACCGCCTTCCTGCCCTCGGGAGGGGGGTTATATCTGAGGTGTCGCCATGTTGAAGTTCACGTCAACGCTCCGCGCTGGCGCGGACTACTACGCTGCGGCGAAGCGGCAACTGCCTTTTGCGACTGCTGTGGCGCTCAACAAAACGGCTCAGGCGGTGCGCGAGGCATTGGTGCAGCAAACCCGCCAGGTGTTCGACCGGCCCACGCCGTACACGCTCAACGCGTTGCGAGTCAGCCGCGCCACGAAAGAGAACCTGACAGCCCGGATCGATTACCGCGACGCCACAGCGAAAGGCATCGGGGCCGACCGGTATCTGTCGCCGCAGGTGTTGGGCGGCGGACGCCGTCACAAGCGCTCAGAGCGGGCATTGCAGCGCTCGGGACTTCCTGCCGGCAGCTTTCTCACGCCAGCGGCCGGGGCTGAACTCGACGCCTACGGGAACGTATCGCGCGGTCAGGTCGTCCGCCTGTTGTCGTACTTCGAGGCCTTTGGGGAGCAGGGTTATCGCGCGAACGCGAGTGCCAAATCCCGCGCACGTATTGCGCAGGTTTCGACCTCGAAAGAGGGCTATCGCAAGATCAACGGGGTGCAGTACTTCATTTCCCGCGGGAAGGGGTCGATGAGCGGCAACCGCCGCCAGGGCTTGCCGGCGGGCGTCTGGCGGAAGACAGGCACGCACGGGGCGGATGTGAAGCCTGTGCTGCTCGCAATCGAAGCGCCGACGTACACGCCCCGCCTGCCGTTCTATGAGACGGCAACCGAGGTCTACGGCGAGCGCTTCGATTCGGAGTTCTCGACGGCGTGGGACGCCGCCCTGGCGACAGCAAGATGATCGACCCCGACAAGAAGACAACGCAGGCGCGTTTTGCGCAGCTGGTGGGCGTCACGCAGCCCGTGATCAGTGGGCTGCTGCTGCGCGGGGTGATGACCGCGGGCGATACGCTTGGAAATTGGCTGCTGGCCTATTGCGGGAACCTTCGGGACACCGCAGCTGGACGCAATCCCAATCCTGAAGCGGCGGGGCTTGATCCGGCGGTAGAAAAGGCCCGGTTGAATGCGGCTCAGGCTGACAAGGTGGAAATGGAAAACGCCGTCACACGTGGCGAACTTGCCCCGGTCAGCGTACTGGAAGATGTGTTGGTCCGCGCGGGCACGAAGGTCGCGGCCACCCTCGATGCGATACCGGCCATCCTAAAGCGCCGGCTGCCCAATCTGACGGATGCGGATCTGACGATCCTGCGACGAGAAATAGCCAAGGCGCGCAATGCCGTTGCGGCTCTGTCCTTGGAGGATATCGAAGCGGACGAAGACCATGAGGACTAGGCATGCTCGTAGAAGACAATCGCGCGGCGGTAGCTCGCGCGCTTCGACGCGGGCTTGCCTCCTTTGGCGCGCCGGAGCCGATGACGCTGCGGGAATGGGCAGAGCGCAACTTTTATCTTTCGGCTGAATCGTCGTATGTCGAGCAGCGGTGGGAGGCTTGGCCGTTCCAGCGCGCGATTCTGGCCTGCATCGGAAGCGATGACGTCCACGAGGTAGACGTCATCAAGTCCGCCCGGGTCGGATATACCAAAATCGTTTTGGCTGCCCTCGGCTACTTCGCGGAACACCGCCGCCGCAACCAGGCTCTATGGCAGCCCACGGACAGCGCACGGGACGAGTTCGTCAAAACGGAATTGGAACCGATGTTGCGGGACGTGACCGCAATGCATCCGATCTTTCCGGCCCGGCTGGCACGCCACAAAGACAACACGCTGCTGGTGAAAAAGTTCCGGGGTAGCGTCCTGCACCTGCGCGGGGGGCGCTCAGGCGACAACTACCGCCGTTTGTCGATCAGCGTTGCGGTGCTGGACGAATTCAGCTCGTTCGATTCGAACATCGATGGTGAGGGCGACCCCGGCCAGCTGGCAAGCAAGCGCTTGGAGGGGGCAACCTTTCCAAAGTTGGTGATTGGGTCTACGCCGAAGCTCAAAGAGACCTGCCTGATGGACAAGCGGGCGGCCGGCGCGGATGCGCGTTACGACTATCACATCGCCTGCCCCCACTGCGGAGAGCATCACGCATTGACCTGGGGCGGCAAGGACGAGCCGCACGGATTCAAATGGCTGAACGGCGACCCTGAGACGGTCCGGCACTTGTGCCCGCATTGCGGCGTCTTGATAGCCCAAGGCGAATACCTGGCCGCCGCGGAGGATGGTTTCTGGTTCGGCACGGACGGAACGACGATCGATCGGGATGGTGTTTTCCGAAACGCAGCCGGCGAGATCATTCCGGCTCACAAGCGGGTCGCCTTTCAAGTCTGGACCGCGTACAGCCCGATGGTCAGCTGGTCCAAGCTGGTCCGGGAATTTCTGGATGCCTATGCAAAGGCACAGCAGGGGGACGACGAGCCGCTCAAGACGTTCTGGAACACGACGCTGGGCCAGGCCTGGGAAGGTGAAATCGAGAAAATCGAGGCCGACGAACTTAAGCGGCGCGCGGAAATCGAGGCGTACCGGCTGCCAGGCCAAGGCGAGAACATGGTGCCAATGGGCTGCACCCTGTTGCTGGCTGGTTGCGACACCCAGGGCAACCGGGTCGAGGTCGCCGTTTGGGGGTTTGGGCGCGGTCAGGAAATGTGGACGATCGATCACCAGATATTTCACGGCAACCCAGCCGAGGATGAGGTCTGGGCGAACGTCGCGGAGTACCTATTCGAGCGCCGCTTCCAGCATGAGGGCGGCCAGCAGATGAGCATTTATGCATCGGCCATCGACTCCGGCGGCCACCATTCGAATGCTGTCTATGACTTCGCGCGACGAAACAAGGCGCGCCGGGTGTTCGCGGTACGTGGACGCCCCTTCGGCGAGAAGGCGATCAAGGACGGCGCCGGCCAGGTCGATATCGACTGGCGGGGTAAGCGCTTGAAGAAGGGCGTCATCCTCTGGCACGTCGGCACCAACTTGGCCAAAGACTTGCTGCATAGCCGCCTGGCAATCGAGTCGCCGGGGGCGGGCTATGTCCACTTGTCGGCGGATCTTTCGGACGAGTGGTTCAGGCAGTTTTCTGGCGAGGTGCGGGTGGCGCGCAAGACCGCAACCGGCATTCGTACGCTTTGGACGGCGATTCGCAAGCGCGTGGAGACGTGGGATTGCGCGGTCTACGCGCTTTGGGTTGCAGAGCATCTGGGCCTTTCCCGCAAGACCGACGCCTGGTGGGACGCGATGGCGGCAAAGTTGGATGCATTGCCGCCGGCTGCCGAGGCTGACGACGACTCGGCGCAATCGCCTACCCCGGCGCTAGCAAAGCCGGCGCGGGCGGCGCTAGCGTCACCCGCACCAGCCCCAAGGGCGCCTGCGCGCCCCGGGCGACGCCGGGCTGCCCCCTCAAGCTATCTGAAGGGGCGCAGGTGATAGGCAAGAACTAGCAGCCAAAACAATGAAATAGGACAGTTCCATGGCATATACCCAGGCCGATCTAGAGAAATTGGACCGCGCTATCGCCGGTAGCCAGTTGGAGGTCCAGTATGACGGCAAGCGCGTGCGCTTCCGTAGCACGGACGAATTGATGCGCGCCCGCGCTCATGTGGAGCGGGAGCTAAGCAAAGGCAAAGGGCGGCCGCGGCAGTTCAGGCTGCGCAGTGCAGGGAAGGGGATTCGATGAGCTATCTCAAGCAGCGTAGTTCGGGCTTGCTGGTGCCCCGTCGCCTGAGCGCGCAAATGAGCAGCAGCTACGAAAGCGGCAGCGCTACCGGCAGCCGTGCTCGAAATTGGAATCCATCGGGGGCGGGTCCAAACGCTGCTGCCACCCAAAATCTTGGGCTGCAGCGGCGTCGCGCGCGAGACGCTGTGCGTAATGACCCCTGGGCGCTCACGGCGACGACACGATGGGTCACCAATGTGATCGGAACGGGGATCCAGCCGTATCCCAAGCACCCGGATCCGGCGGTGAGGCGAGCGCTGAAGGAACTTTGGGCGGATTGGGTGCAAGAGGCTGATGCCGATGGCCGCCTGGATTTCTACGGCATGCAGGCCCTCGCGGTTCGGAGCATCTTCCAGGACGGTGAAACTCTGGCGCGTCTGCGCCCGCGGCGTCCTCAAGATGGGCTGGTCGTACCCTTGCAGCTACAGCAACTGGAAGGCGACCAACTTCCGGTTGAGCGAACGCTTTCACTCCCGAACGGCCGCGAGGTCGTAAATGGTGTGGAGTTTGATGCCATCGGCCGGCGCTCGGTTTATCACCTGTGGCGCCGACATCCAGGCGATTTTGGGCGCTCCGGAATAGAGCAGGACATAGTGCAAGTACCTGCGGATCAGGTAATCCACGCCTACCCGATGCTGCGGCCAGGCCAGGTGCGTGGCGTAACTGCTCTGGCAACCGTGCTGCTGCGCCTGAAGTCCATCGACAATTTGGACGACGCTGTGATGTACCGGCAGGAGGTGGCAAATCTCTTTGCCGGCTTCATCACGAAGCCTGATCCCGACGCCGATCCAATCAATCCGTTGACTGGCGAGTCTGGCAGTTACGAGATCGACGACGATGGCACACCGCTGGTATCCATGGAGCCGGGCACGATGCAGGAATTGGCGCCGGGAGAAGAGGTGACGTTCTCTAGCCCGCCGGACGCTGGCAACAACTATGAAGGGTTTATGCGCCAACAGCTGATGGGGGCTTTTGCATCCGTCGGCGTCCCGTATGAGATCGCCACGGGCGATCTCGGGGGATCAGTGATCGGACCCTCCGAGTCGTTGTCAATGAGTTCCACCGGCTCATAGAGCAGTACCAGTGGCACTGCGTGATTCATCAGTTTTGCCGCCCGGTGTGGAACGCCTGGATTGATGCTCTTGCACTGTCCGGCACGTTCCCAATGCCTGACTTCCATCGGCGCCGGCGTGAGTGGTTGCGCGTGCTGTGGGTGCCCCAGGGATGGCCCTATTTCAACCCGGTGCAGGACGTGCAGGCCGACAAGGAGTCTGTGCGAAGCGGGTTTGCCAGCCGGTCCTCAATCATTCTCAAGAAGGGTGACGATCCGGACCACGTGGCGGCAGAGATCCGCGCCGACAACGAAACGGCTGACGCCGAGGGTTTTGTGTTCGACAGCGATCCCCGGCACACGACCAGCGCCGGTAAGGCGACGGGATCCGAGGGCGGCGGTGGTCCCGACCCCCTCAATCAATAAATGGAGCCAATATGGCAAAGAAGGCCTGGTACACAATCACCGCGAACGCGCAGGCGGACAAGCCTGTAGTCGAGATTCGCATTTATGACGAAATTGGATTCTGGGGGACCACGGCCGAAGCGTTCGTCGCAGAACTGGACGCAGCGGCGGCCGGTGGCGCGGACATTCTGGTATCGCTGAATAGCCCAGGGGGCGACGTTTTCGACGCCTTTGCAATTTACAACGCGCTTCGCCGGTACGCAGGCCGGGTGACGACGCGGGTAGATGGTGTGGCCGCATCCGCGGCCTCATTGATCGCGATGGCCGGCAAGCCGATGATCATGCCCGAGAATACGCAGCTGATGATGCACAACGCCTGGATCATCACCGGTGGTACGGCCGAGGATCTACGCACGACCGCAGATATGATGGACCGCATCCGAGACGGGGTCGTCGCGGCCTACTCGCGAAAGAGCGGGCTGGACAGTGACAAAATCATCGCAATGATGGACGCGACCACCTGGATGACTGCGCTCGAAGCGCAGGCCATGGGCTTCTGCGACCTCATCGAAGATCCGATTCGCCTGCAAATGTCGGACAGCGCAGCCGCGGTGCTGGAGAAGCACAAGAATCTGCCCGACGACGTGAAAGCCATGCTCAAAACCCTGGAAGAGGTTGATCCGGCGCCCGATGCCGAACCCGAGGCGGAACCCGCACCCGCACCCGCACCCGCACCCGCACCCGCACCCGCACCCGCGTCCGAACCCCAGCCGGACCCCGAGCCTACCCCGCCCGCGGATTTGCCGACGGCGTCGGCTCTGGCCGCCCGCGTGTACGCATCGTGCCGCCAGCAGGGGATTGCCGAGTTGGCGGAGGGCGTATTGGTCAGCGGCGCGCTCGATAGTGTCGGGCGTGCGGACGAACTCGTAGCGCAGGCCAAGGAGATCGCCGGCATCTGCTTGGCAGCGAAGTTGCCCGAAAAGGCCGCTGGCTTCGTGTCTGCCGGTCTCACGGTGGACCAAGCGCGGGCGCGCCTGTTCGATCAGGTTATGGCCGACTCGGGCGACCCGATCAACAACCGTCCCCCAACCAATTCATCGGCCCCGAAGCAGAGCGGGCCGAATTCCCAGGCGATCTACGCCAAACGAAAAGCCCTCTCTGCTCAATAGGAGTCACCATGTCCTTCGTTTATCAAAAAGCCCGCACTGCCGATTTCATCCTCTCCGAGGCGAACGGGCAGCGCTCGCGCGAAAACGCGCTGTTGGCCGCCACACTCGTTACCTTGGCCGCGGGCCAGCTGCTCACGCTGGGCGCAAACGGCAAGTACGTCGCCTACGCCGGGCCGGGGGCGGACCCCGAAGCGCCGATCAAGGCCGACGCGGCCCTGTACAGCAATGTGCCCGTCTCCGATGAGGATCAGCAGATCGTTGTCATTGCGCGCGACGCCGAACTGGCTGCCGATCTGCTCGTCGGCCTGGACGCGCCTGCCCGGGAGACGCTGGCGGTGGCTGGCATCTTCGTCCGCTGATCGGCCCCTTCCCTCCACACTTCCAACATTCGCGGTCGCCTTCAGGCGGCCGCTTCCATTTCTGGAGCCTTACATGGCCGATATCAACATCTTCCAAGACGAAAAATTCTCGATTTCCACGCTGACCGCTGCGATCAACGAATTGCAGTCTGTTCCCGGCCGCATCTCCCAACTGGGCCTGTATTCGGAAGAGGGCGTGTCCACCACTGTGGTGCAGATCGAATACGACGGCCAGACTCTGGGGCTGGTTTCCGCCAAGCCGCGGGGCGGCGTTGGCCAATCCGTCGTGCTGGCCGGGCGCAAGCTGATCCCGTTCAATACGGTTCACTTGCCGCAGCGCTCCACGATGCTGGCGGACGAGATCCAGGGCATCCGCGCCTTTGGTAGCCAGTCGGAACTGGAAGTGGCCGAGGCGCGTGTGGCCAAGTATCAGGGCAAGCACCGGCAGCAGCTCGATCTCACCCACGAGTTTCAGCGTGTCGGCGGCATCAAGGGCCAGATTCTCGACGCCGACGGCTCGACGGTGCTGCTGGACGTGTATCAGTCCTTCAACATCGTGCAGCAGCAGTTCGCGATGGATCTGTCGACCGCAACCACCGATGTTCGTCTGAAGTCGGACGATATCGCCGATCTGATCGAAGATGCGCTGGGCGCGACGCCTCTCCGGGGCGTTCGCGCGGTGTGCGGCAAGGCCTTCTGGAAGAAGCTGATCAGCCACAAGAGCGTCCGCGAGACCTACTTGAACACCGCCCAGGCAGCTGAGTTGCGCGGCAAGCCGGCCGATTCCTTCGAGATCGGCGGCGTTACCTACGAACGCTATCGCGGCAAGCTGGGCGGCACGCCCTTCATCGCGGACGAGGAGGCCTACGCCTTTCCCGACGGCGTGCCCGACTTCTTCATCACGCGCTTCGCGCCGGCCGACTACATGGAAACCGTCAATACGGACGGCCTGCCGTACTACACGCGCGTGGAGCCGCTCGCGTTCGGTAAGGGGCTGGAGATTGAGAGCCAGTCGAACCCGTTGCACCTGCCGACGCGACCGAAGGCCATCATCAAGCTGAAGATGGGCACCTGACACCATGGAATGGGATAACTCCGTGTTTGACGAGGCGTTCGACGCGGTGGGTATCCGCGAGCCGGCCGACCTGGTCGGCGCGGATCCCCCCGTCAGATTTCAAGTTCGGTTCGACCGGCCCGGCGTCATCGACGAATCCACGATGGTGCATTCGACCGATTACGAAATCGAATTCACCACCGCTGACGCGCCCGGCCTGGAGTACGGCAGCGAACTGGATATCTCCGGGGAACGCTACCGTGTCCGCCAGGAGCCGGTGACCGTCGGCGACGGGTACTGGACGCGGGCACATTTGGAGTTGCTGAAATGACCACGCTTGCCCTGACCTACGTTCAAGAACTGCGGGGGGCCTTGACGGTGGTGGGCTTCCCTGCCGTGATGGAGCCGTCCCCCGTTCGCGCAATCACCCGAGAAGATCCTCGGGTGGTTTCCGTTCAGTTGGGGGCTGAATCTGTCGAGAGCATGGCAGTCCCCCGCGTTACCCGCGTTCGCGAGATCCACCTGATCGTCCATACGTGCGGAGACGACCATCTGGAACTGGCAGAGGATGTGTTTGAGGCGGCCCACCCGCTGGTGATGGGCTACAGCGGGCCGAACGTCATTGCGGTCGCCGAGTTCGGCACCGACGAGCCCAAGTATGCCAATGCCGACTTGCGGCGCCAGGTCGTGACCAGGCGCTATCGCATCACCTATCAGACCGACGAGCAGTCCCTTAGCGGGTAGCCGTCCCGTCCCCGGAGCATCAAATGTCCACATTGAAGAACACGGCCGCAGTGGTGGCCGACCAGGCCAGTGCCGGCGCCGACGGCGAAGTGAGCGCCGCGGCTCCGGTCCCCGCCGACACTCCCGATGAGTACCACGGGCAGGGCGGAAGCTACTTGCGCGATCCCGACACGGGAGTGCGCGTCCTCATCGAGCGGACCGGGCCGTGCGACTGCGCCGGTTAAGCCGGGCCAACGCCCCTTGGGTATACATGGAGCCATAAATGGCAAAATCGATTCGAAAGACCTTGCTGCTGGCAAAGATCCAGCTGACAGCAGGCACGGACCCCGTACCGACCGGGCAACTGAACGCCATTCTGCTGCGCAACGTCACCGCGACGCCTTTGTCGGCAGAGTTCGTGGAACGCGCCCTGTTGCGCCCCTACATGGGCAATTCGGGTCAGATCGCGACGACGCAGTACGCGCAGATCGAGGGCGAGGTTGAACTTGCTGGCTCGGGTACGGCGGGTAAGGCGCCGGCGTGGGGGCCTCTGCTGCGTGGCTGCGGATTTGCCGAGACGGTCACGGCCGGAACGGATACGCGCTATGCGCCCGTTTCGGACAACTTCGAGCGCTTGACGCTTTACTACTACCTCGACGGCTTGCTCCACAAGATTCTGGACGCGCGCGGCACGGTTTCCTTCGACCTGACGGCCAAGGGCATCCCGTTCATGCGCTTCCGATTCATGGGCGCCTATCAAGCAATCACCGACGGCGCGAACCCGACTACGGTCGACTACGCCGCGTTCCAGATTCCGAAGGGCGTCAACAAGCAGAACACGCCGTCCTGGTCGCTGGGTGCCTATTCGGGCTGCCTCCAATCCCTCAATTTCGACATTGCGAACCAGCTGGTGTGGCGCGCGCTGATCGGCTGCGAAGGTGCGGAAATCACCGACCGGCAGCCCACGGGCAAGATCGCGCTTGAGCTGCCCTCGATTGCTCAGCTGAACTGGCCGACGATGGTTCTCTCTGGCGCCGGTAATCCGGTTTCCATCATCCACGGCACCGTGGCGGGAAACATCATCGAGATCAAGGCGCCTTCTGCGCAGCTGACCAATCCCACGTATTCCGAGCAGGACAATGTGGCGATGCTTGAACTCGACATGAACGTCAACCCTGGCGCCTCTGGCAACGACGAACTGCAAATCATCGTCCGCTGAGCCGCGCTGGCTTCAGTCCACAAATTCGAATTTATGTGCCCGGCATGTCCGGGCATTTTGCATTCTGGGAGAAAGAAATATGGCGTTCGTTACAACCAAACGCGCGGTCGCGGCTTGCCCGATCAAGGTTGTCGTGCATGGGGAGACGGGGGAGGCGGTCACCATTGAGTTTGTCGCGCAATACAAGCGGCACACTCTGGAACAGGTGGCCGATCTTCAGGACTCGATGGCAAATGCCTATAACGAGCGTATGGGCCGCCCGCCGATCGAGCGGAAGAAGTCGGTCCCGAAATGGACTTACACCAGCGACGTCGAGTTCATCAAAGACAAGATGACCGGATGGCTCGGCGCGCGTGATCACCAGGCCGAAGCGATTCCGTTCAATGCGAAGACCTTGGCGCAGGTACTCAGCGATTGGCCAGAGGTCGTGGCGCCCCTGTTCAACGGCTTCTTTGAAGCCCACCAGCAGGTACGCGAAAAAAACTCGTAGCGGCCGCCCGCCATTGGGCCATGGGCGGGAAGGCTGAGCAGCAGGCCGGCGAGTTCGAACCGGACGACGTCGTGCTGGAAGCGTTGGCGCTGCTCGGCGCGCCGGCCGAAGTCATGGAGCGGGCCAGTGTCGGCGAACCCGAGACGCAATTCGAAGTGTTCGACGACAACTGGCCAATCCTTGAAGTGTTCCTGCAACTGGCGACATGCTGGTCTTGGCTTGTACCTCCTATGGGGGCGCCGATACGCGCAGGAATTCCGGCCACAGAGATTCAGGCCACGATCCAGATGCTATTGCCCCCAACTGCTGACTACCGCCAGGCGTTCAGAGATATCCGGGCGATGGAAAGCGCAGCGCTGGACGTATTCATAGCTGCGCAATAGCGCACGGCAGCGGGCGGGAAAAAATGACAGACAAGAACCTCGGCGTAACCCTTACTGCCAATGAGGCGGACCTGACACGCGGGTTCGGTGCTGCCGAAGCGGCCAGTGCGGAGTTCGCCACCTCGACCGAAGCTTCAATGGGGCGCGCCGCCGCCGCCACGGCGAAGATGGGGGCTGCGGCGGGGCAGATGACGCAGTCCGTTAACGCAACCGCCACGGGCGGCCGAGCGTTCACGGAGACGTCCGATCGATTTGTGCAGGCGCTGGAACGGCAGGTGCTTGCCATCGGCAAAACGCGCTCGGAATTGCTGGAGTTGCAGGCGGCGGAGTTGGGTGTGGGCAGCCGCGCTGCACCATTGATCGCACGCCTGCGCGAGCAAGAGGTGGCTATGGGGGCGGCGGGCCGCTCCTTCGACAAGTACGGGAACTCGGCGGCGCAGACGGCGGCAGCCATGCGCGGTGTGCCGGCTCAACTGACTGACGTCGTTGTGTCCCTCCAGGCCGGTCAGCAGCCGATGACGGTGTTGCTTCAGCAGGGCGGGCAGCTGAAAGATATGTTCGGCGGCATCGTCCCGGCCGCGCGCGCATTGGGTAGCACATTGTTGGGGCTGATCAGCCCTTACACGCTGGTTGCCGGCGCGGCGGTCGCGTTCGGCATAGCGGCCTATCAGGGGAATGAAGAAGCCAAGCAGCTGAATCGGACGATTCAACTGACGGGGAATTACGCCGGCGTGACGGCGGACAAGATCCGCAGCATGGCAGTAGCCGCCGCGGGGGATGGTGGCAGTCGTCGTCAGGCGCAGCAAGCGGTCGAGGCCCTGGTTGCGACAGGGCAGATTTCGGGCGACACCGTCGAGAAGATGAGCGCCACGATGGTGGCGTTCCAGAAGGTGTCGGGCACGGCCATGGACGAACTGTCCAAGGACTTCGCCAAGATGCCGGAAGGCGTCACGAAATGGGCGGAAGAGCACAACCGCTCGCTCAACTTCATGACGCTGGCGCAGTGGGATTACATCCGCACTTTGGAGGAAAGCGGGAACCGCGAAGCAGCCATGCGCGAGACGTCGCAGGCGCTGCATGACTACCTGGGAACCGAAGCGCCTCAGAAGCTGGGCCTACTTGAACGCGCCTGGCGGGAAGTCAAGGGCGCCGTCGATGGCGCCTGGGAATCGATGAAGCGGGTTGGGCAAGAGCAAGACCCGCTCACGGCGCGCATCAATACGCTGCGCGAAAATCTCGCGCGGATGAAGGCGCGCGACAGCGGGCCGGCGGGTTTGAACGATGCCGGCCGGACCAGGGTTGCGAATGCCGAGGGCGCGCTGCGCGATGCCGAAGACCAAAAGGCCCTGGAGGAAGCCGCAGCGCTGGTCAAAGGCGCGAATGCCGCCGCGAATGCGGCATCGATCGATGCCGCCAAGCGGTTGGATGGTCTTGACCGAGAGACGAACAAGGTAAAGCAGCTCAATTTTGCCTTGGCGGAGAATCTGCGGTTCGAGAACGCCATCCGAGCGGTCAAGCCGGGCGACGAGCGGATTAAGCCGGAAGCGATCAAGGCCCGTGAGGCGGCGACGCGCAAGAAGTTCGAAGACAAGGACGCCAATAGCGCCGGCCAGAACGGGCTATCGGCGCAACTTGCGGCAATGCAAGCCCAGGCGCGCTTGCGCGAGGAAGCCTTACGCGCTGAGACCTCCGCTCTCGAAGGTCAACGGGCGGCCGGCTTGCTGTCGGAAGAGGATTTCATCCGCCGACGTGCCGCAGCCCAACGGGCGGCGCTTTCCGATGAGCTGGCAATCGTTCGTCAGCAGGCGGATATCGCCGGCGGAAAGAAGCAGTTGGCCGAGCGGGAGCGATATCTCGGCCGAGTGCAGGAACTGGAGGCGCAGATTGCGCGGTCGCAGCAGCAGGAAGCGACCGATATTGAAAAGTACCAGGCCAAGATCCGCGGGGCATTGCGCGCTACCCAGTTGGACATTGCCAACTACCGCGAGACGCGTGACCTGCAGGTCAGCCGGCAGATCAATGCGCTGACGTTGGGCAGCAACGATCGCGCGCTGGCTGACTCAATCAACCAGGCGCAGGACCGATTTCGACGCATCCGGGACGGCTTCACGGACAAAATGCTTCGCGAGGGCGGGGCGGGCGCGCTGGATTCCGAACAATACCGGCAGGGCATCGCGCAGATCGACGCGGCGATGCAGACGCAGGTACAGCGCGAACGCGAGTACATGCAGCAGCGCGTGGCGTTGCAGGGCGACTGGAAGAACGGTGCGCTGCTCGCGGTGAATGAATGGCTGGATGGATCGGCCAATTTGATGGCGCAGTCGCAACAGGTGTTCTCGACCGTTTTCACGGGCATGGAGAATGCGATCGCGGCGTTCGTCACCACGGGGAAGGCCAGTTTCGCCGATTTCACCAAGAGCGTGCTGTCCGACATGGCGAAGATTGCCGCGCGGCAGGCGCTCATGGGGATTGTTGGCAGCGTCGTCAGTTCGTTGGGCGCTGGGGCGGCAAAGGCGAGTACTGCCAGCATGAGCCAGGTTGCTGTCGGGAACACCGATGGCATGTCGGGGTGGACCTCCGCCGTCAGGAACGCAAAGGGCAACGTCTATACCTCGCCCAGCCTGTCCGCGTTTTCGAATGGCGTCTATGACAAGCCTCAGGTTTTCGCATTCGCGAAAGGTGCCGGTGTCTTCGGTGAGGCGGGGCCTGAGGCGATCTTGCCGCTGAAGCGTGCGCCTGACGGAAGTCTGGGCGTCCGTGCACATATGCCCAATGCCGGAAGTGGAGGCGCCAACGCGTCGAGCGGGCCGGTGCAAGTGTCCATATACATCCAAGGCGGTCAGGAAACGCGCTCTGAAGCCTCGCCCGGCTGGGAACAGTTCGGCAAGGAAATTGGCGAGTTTGTGGACAGCCGATTCAACCGGCTGCTGGCGCTTTCCTACAAGCCGGGTGGTGCGGGCTGGAACGCACGCAACAACAGGTCATAGAAATGGAAATTTTCAGTTGGAGCCCTCGGAGAAATCCGCAGGGCAGCGTGAGCTTTCGTTCGCTGAAAGCGCAATTCGGTGATGGATACAGCCAAGTAGCCCAGGACGGAATCAATTCTCGCGTCGAATCCTGGCCGCTTGAGTTTTTTGGCTCACAAGCAGAGATCACACCCATCAAAGCCTTCCTTGACCTGCATGGCGGTTGGAGAGGGTTCCTATGGTCTCCGCCGCTGGGCCAGCAATCCGTATTTCTGATGGACGCGGGCTACCAGTTGGTGCCGCTCGGAGGCGGCTGGTTCACGTTGTCCGTCACGTTCAAGCAAAAATCCATTCCCTGATAACTATGCCGACACTTGAAACAATCAACGTGGGCCAGGCGCCCAATGACAAGAAGGGCGACCCGCTGCGCAATGCGATGCAGAAGGTGGTGTTGAACTTCAGCACGCTCAATACTGCCATTCAGGGCGTTTTAGACGGAAAGGGCCAGGCGGGCGGCTATGCGTCGCTTGGCGCGGACGGCAGGCTGTCGGCGTCGCAGGTGCCCTTCGCCGCCAATCTCCCTTCTGGGGTGAATCTTGATACCTACGTCAATCCCGGAACGTATCACCAGAACACCAACGCAGGGGCAGCCGCGGGCACAAACTACCCATCGCCTCACGCCGGTCTGCTGGAGGTGTACGCCCCGGGCAACGCTACCAACTTCGCCTACCAGTTCTATACCCGCTTCCGATCGGGAGGCGTTAACCAGGCTCGCTACTGGCGGACGGGCTACGGCACACCGCTGGTGTGGGCAAATTGGGCAGAATTCGCATCCAGTGAAACCGGGTTGATGCACTACGGCTTCATGCTCGCCGCGCAAGACCTGGACACCTATCGCACGCGTGGCATGTGGAACGTATCTACCGCGGCTATTGCCGCTGGCGGGTCAAATTTTCCCATTGCACAGGCTGGCAGTTTCGTCGTGTACGCCCAGGTGGGGCAGGGGCAAACGCCAGCCGGTTATGTGGTTCAGGAATACACCGCAGCTAACGCCAATCGTACCTATACCCGCGTCTACAGCGGGACTGCGTGGGGACCATGGGTCTACAACTTGGATTCGTCCCTGTTGGGCGGGGTGAACGGAGTCGCCCAACTGGGCGCAGACAGCCGTCTTTTGCCTGCCCAGGCTCCTATCCTCTATTCGGCCGCTGTGCCGGGGGCCACCGACGCCAACACTATGGTCGTGCCCGGCGTGTACTACGTGAACAGCGATGCTGCGGCCACTGCGGCGCTGAACTGGCCCGAGCCACTGGCGGGGCAGCTTACCGTCGAAATGGCCGTCGCAGGCAACTCGCAGATTACGCAGACCTATACCACGCGCAACGGCGGGGGTGGCATCACCCGCACCTACAAACGCGTGCGCTTCGGCACGGGGGCGGGCACCTGGGGCGCCTGGCAGCAGCTGGCGCGCTATGACGACGCCATGACTCATGTGTTCGTGACGGCAGCAACTGATGCGAACACCCTTGTCGCCGACAACACGTTTTATACGTGGGGGAACAGCACGCCTATGACGGGGGCGAACTGGCCGGCATCCACAGCGATCAATGCGGGTTACATGAGGGTCTACTACCTCAGTTCCGGGGCAGTCGCGCAAGAACTGTCTGTGATCTTCACTGGGCAGAAGCCACGCATTTATCAGCGCTACGGCAACCCGTCCGGAACATGGAACCCTTGGAAGGTAGTGGGGGCGTGGAGCAATCTTGCGGGCATGCCGACGGCTGACTGCGGCGACATTTATGTGGACGGCGTTGGCTGGCATGCATGGAACGGTACGGCCTACGCGCTCACGTCCCTGGCCACCATCTTGCCTACGGCCGCCCACGATCTGAACTCCTACGTAACGCCCGGCTCCTACCGCCAAACGACGAACGCTGGAGCTACGGCGGGCTCCAACTATCCGTCGCCTTTCGGTGGGTACATGGAGGTCGTGCAGGGCGCGCCAGGCAACTGCAAGCAGGAATACACGATCTCGTCCACGTCCAACGTGGGCCTGGCGGCCGGTCCTCGCAAGTTCTGGCGCATGCAGACCGCAGCCGGAACATGGTCTCCATGGCAAGAAGTGTTGACGGTTGCGATGGGCATGACCCAACAGACTATCGCTCGGGTTGCCACTCTTGAAGGGCAAATGTTTGGTCGGGGGCAGAGCTGGGTAGATATGAGCGGGCAACGCGGCGGTAGTACGAACTACACGAACAGCACGGGCAGGCCAATCATTATTTCCCTAACTGGGGTAACCGGAGCTGATGCTCTCCTCTTGGGGCGAGTTAACGGAATTTTGATGGGTCGCAGTTTCATCCCCGGGAGTATTGGTGGGGAAATCGGGTTGACCTTTGTAGTCCCACCTGGCGACACTTATCGCGCAGAGTGGGGTGGGATAAACACCATCTTCTGGGCGGAATACCGGTGATGAAGCACTTTAAAGACACGGTGACAGGCCAATACTGGTCTTTGGAAGACGACGTGACTTCGTCTTCGGTCGAGGGCGGCATGATCTTCTTCGATACGGTGGGCGAACAGCTGTCCAAGGTGCCGCTAACTCTGGTGCCTGTTGATGAACTGCCTGTCACCCCAGAACTACCGCTCATCCCCCAGATCGTCAGCCGCTTCCAGGGCCGCGAAGCCATGTGGCAGACACCCCACGGCGACGTTAGCCTCTTCGAAGCTGCAGAGGCCGTCATCAACCACCCCGACACTCCACCGATGTACAAGCGGGCGTGGGTCGACCTTCAAGAGTTCCGGCGCGACAGCGAAATGCTGGTGGCGGTCGCTACCGCGCTGGGCCTATCGAGCGCCGACCTTGATGGCCTTTTCGTTCTCGCCGGTGGCATTAAGGCTTAGGGGGCGGAATGGGAATTTATGCAGACGTCCAAAAGCTTGAGGTCGGCGCGCTGGTCGAGCTTTTCGAACTCGACGCCACCGGGATCGGCGGATCTCTTCAGCGCTTTCACGGCTACACCCAGATCGGGCCGATCTGGTGGCAAGGAAACCAGTACGACCCCTGGGCGATCAAGGCCGAGGGATTCGAGCAGGTCGGGGAAGGGCAGCAGCCAACGCCGACCCTCTCGGTGGGAAACATCGGGCAGGATGCCGACGGCACGCCGCGGCCCGGCGTTATGTCGGCCTTGTGTGTGGCGCTCGATGACCTAGTGGGCGCACGGGTGGTGGTTCGGCAAACGCTGGGGAAGTATCTGGACGCGCGGAATTTTCCGGCTGGGAATGCGACCGCATCGCCCGACGAGTATTTGCCGGATGAGGTGTGGATTGTCCAGCAGAAGACAGCCGAAACCGCCGAGGTGGTCGAGTTCGAACTGTCGAGTGCGCTCGACTTTAACGGGCAGATGTTGCCTTCGCGGCAGATCATTGCGGGCGTTTGCGGCTGGCTGACGAAAGGCGGCTACCGCGGCACCTATTGCGGCTACACCGGGTCTCGGATGTTCGACATCAACGGCAACCCGGTTTCAGATCCCGCGCTTGATCGGTGTTCGGGGTTGCTATCGGACTGCAAAAAGCGGTTCGGCGAATACGAAGTGATCAATTTTGGCGGGTTCCCGTCGGCTGATCGCATCAGGGGATAAACATGCGCAAGAAGACTATGGCCGCCATCCGGGCGCACGCGGTGGCGGAGTACCCGCGCGAGTGCTGCGGGCTGGTGGTGATGCGGGACCGCCGCGAGGTGTACGAGCCGTGCCGGAACTTAGCCTCAGGCACGGACCACTTCGCTATGCATCCGGAGGATTACGCGCGAGCGGAAGATTCGGGCCGAATTACTGCAATTGTTCATTCCCACCCAGACATGCCTTCTTCGCCCAGCGAGGCAGATCGTGTCGCGTGTGAGGCCACGGGACTTCCATGGTTCATCGTGGCCGTGCATCGAGACGATGTGGGCCGGGTGGTAAGCGGAGATCTGGCCGGATTTGCGCCCGAAGGCTATATGGCGCCCCTCCTAGGGCGGCCATTTGCACACGGCGTGCTTGATTGCTACAGCCTGATTCGGGACTGGTACGCCCGAGAGCGCGGCATCACGCTGATGGACTTCCATCGCGATGACGGCTGGTGGGAACCGGGGAGGGAGGGCGACCTGTACATGGATCACTATGCCGAAGCGGGGTTTAGGCCGCTGGCCCACGGAGAGCAGATTGCGCCAGGGGACATGGTCGTGATGCAGATTCGATCAGACCGCGCAAACCATGCTGGTGTCTACATCGGGGCGACGGGGTTGAAGGAAGATCCCACGTTGCACCCGGTGCCCGATGCGCTGCTTCACCACCTTTACGGGCGTGATTCGGAGCGTGTGGTGTATGGCGGGTATTGGCGAGAGGCCACTCGCATTGTGTTGCGATACGAAGGGTAGATGATGAGCGATAAGTTGCGGGAGATACGCCTATATGGCTGGCTCGGCTCACAATTTGGCCGCATCCATCGGCTGGCAGTAGGCAATGCTGGGGAAGCCGTCAGGGCGCTTTGCGTGGTAGTTCCTGGTTTCGAGAAGGCGATGACCGACAGCGAAACACGCGGCGTGAAATATGCCTGCTTTCTGGGGCGTCGGAGCATCGGGCTTGATGACTTACGGCTGCCATGCGGAGACGATGCGATCCGAATCGCTCCGATTCCGGCCGGCGCGAAGAATGGCGGCCTGTTCCAAGTAGTTCTTGGTGCAGCCCTTATTGCGGGAGCATTTTTAGCACCTCAGATGGGGCTTCTTGCTCTCGGAAAGGCGACGGCTGTGGCTGCGCCCACGATGTTGGGACTGGGTGTTTCTATGGCGCTGGGAGGTGTAGTGCAACTGCTATCTCCGCAGCAGCGCGGATTGAGTTCGCGAGATAGTCCGGATAACGGCGCGTCGTACAACTTCAATGGCGCGGTGAACACCAGTGCACAGGGAAACCCCGTGCCGTTGTTGTATGGCCGGATGATCGTGGGCAGCGCCGTCATTTCGGCGGGCCTCTACGCGGAGGATCAAGTATGACGTTGCCGTGCTATCAAGCCACAAGGGCGCCCGAGGGCGCCCTTGTTGTTTCTGGGGGGCGTCGTGGCCGCGCGGTTCCGGTGGTCGGCTTCGGGGGCGGCAAAAGTGGTGGTGGGGGGCGGAGCCCCAAAGAATCGCCCGACAGTCTCCATAACACGTCTTACGCTCGCATTGTCGATCTTGTCTCTGAGGGCGAGGTGTACGGGCCGACTCACGGTCTGAGCGGTGCGCTTCGGGATCTGTATTTGGACGGCACGCCTGCCGCCAACGCGGACGGATCGCTCAACTTCCCGAACATCCAGGTCGATTTCCGCACTGGCACCCAGACACAAGATCCTCTGCCTGGATTTCCCGCATCGGAGATCACGACAGCGGCAAACGTGGAAGTGACTGTGACGACGCCGTGGGTTCGCGCTTTCACCAACACTCAACTCTCGGCGATCCGTCTGACTCTTGCTGTGAACGCCCTTTCGCAAGCGAACACGAGCAACGGCGACATCACCGGATACCGGGTCGATTACCGGATTGAGGTCAGCACTGATGGTGGGGCCTACCAACTGGTGTTGGCGAGTGCGTTCGATGGCAAGACGACTCAACGGTACGCTCGTTCGCATCGTGTCGACCTGCCGACCGCCCGAACGGGATGGTCCATCCGCGTCGTGCGGCTCACGGCAAACGCCTCGAGCAGCACAATCAACGATCGCACTTTTGTTGACACATTTACGGAAGTCATTGACGCGAAACTGCGATATCCGATGTCGGCAGTTGTCGGTATCAAGATCGACGCGTCGCAGTTTCAGAACATCCCTACGCGTGCCTACGATTGGAAGGGGCGCATCATCCGGGTGCCGTCCAATTATGACGCGGACACCCGCGCGTACAGCGGTACGTGGGACGGCACATTCAAGCTGGCCTGGACCGACAACCCAGCATGGATTTTCCACGACCTGGTCAGCAATGATCGATATGGCCTGGGCGAGCGCATTCCTGCGGGGTGGTTGGACAAATGGGGGTTGTACCAGATCGCCCGCTATTGCGATGAACTGGTGCCGGACGGCTTCGGTGGGCAAGAGCCGAGATTCACCTGCAACGTCTATCTGCAAACAGCCGCTGATGCGTATCGCGTGCTTCAGGATCTTGCCTCGACTTTTCGGGGTATCTCTTATTGGGCAAGCGGCTCGGTGTTCGCCGTTGCTGATATGCCAGGCGATCCGGTCTACACCTTCACCTCGGCCAACGTCATCGACGGACGCTTTAGCTATGTAGGGTCTTCTCTCAGCACGCGCTATACGGTCGCTCTGGTGTCGTGGAATGACCTTTCTGACATGGGGCGTCAGAAGGTCGAGTATGTCGAGGATCGCCAGGCTCTCGCACGGTACGGGCTTAGGCAGGTGGAGGTCAGCGCGTTCGGATGCACGTCTCGCGCGCAAGCAAATCGCGTGGGCAAGTGGCTTTTGCTCACCTCCAGAATGGAAACACGATCGGTGTCCTTCGCTGTGGGGTTGGACTCCTGCCGCGTTAGGCCCGGAAGCATCGTCCGCGTGGCAGACCAACACTTGGCGGGTCGGCGGATCGGGGGGCGCATCCGCGCTGCCACCGCTACCGTGGTCACGGTGGATGCAGAGTTGGGGGTCCGTCCGGGCGATCGCCTGACAGTAAACCTGCCCAGTGGTGTGTCCGAGACGCGGATCATCAGCACGGCGGTGGGACAGGGCCTTACTGCCGATTTGACGACGTTCACCGTCGACTCGACGGAATTGACGGCCGACATGGTGGGCTTGCCGGGCACGGTGCTGATCTTGACGGTGACCGCGCCTTTTTCGGCGGTACCGCAAGCCGAATGCGTCTGGACTCTAGAGTCCGAAGACCTTTCGGCCCAACGCTTTCGCGTTCTTCGGGTAAGGCGCACGGACGGCCTCACGGCTGAAATCTCGGCAGTTCAGCATGAGCCAGGAAAATTCGAAAACGTGGATTTCGGCACACGCCTCGACCCGGCTCCGATTACCGTCATCCCGCCGGGCGTCCAGGCGCCGCCGTCGGACGTGCTCATCACATCCTATTCGGTGATCGACCAGGGATATGCCAGCCATACGGCGGTGTTTACGTGGAAGCCCGCAGCGAATGCCGTCGCATATGAGGTGCAGTGGCGCCGCAATAACTCGGAATGGGTGAATCTTCCTCGAACCGGTTCCACGAGCATTGAGGTGCCCAACATCTATGCCGGGGGTTTCCTGTGCCGTGTTCGGGCATTGAACGCGCTGGATATCGCGTCGATCTGGGCATCCTCCACGTTGACCCAGCTGGACGGCATTCTGGCGCCGCCGCCGATGGTTACAAGCTTGACGGCCACGGCGCTGGTGTTCGCCATACGCTTGAAGTGGGGCCTGCCCACGTCGCCCTCGATCATCGAGCGTACAGAGATCTGGTACGGGACAACGCCGGCCTTTGCTGCTGCTCAAAAGCTGGGGAACTACGCATTCCCGCAGGACACGGCCACCCTTATGGGTTTGTCGGCGGGGGCGCGACTGTACTTTTGGGCAATCCTCCGAGATCGCAACGGCGTTGCAGGCGCCCGGTACCCCGCCGGCAACGGCGTGCTGGGGCAAGCCAGTTCGGATGCAACGGAAATTTTGGAGTATCTGACCGGGAAGATCACGCAGACCCAGCTTGCGCAGGACATTCTGGCGCCGATTGCAAAGATCCCTGTGCTGGAGACTCGCATTTCTGAAGAGTCGACCACGCGGCAAGAGCAGAACGCAGCGATGGCGCAGACCATCAGTACCGTCAGCGCGAAGGTCGACGAAACCACCGGCCTGGTACAAGAAGAATCCAGGGCGCGCGCTGACGCTGACGGAGCGCTAGGAGCGCGCATCACCTCGGTTCAGGCAACTGCGAATGATGCATTTGCGGGCGTGGAGGAAACGAGCAAGGCCATTGCCAAGACCAATGGCGACCTAGCGGCAATGTGGAGCATCAAGACACAGACCACGGCCGGTGGAAAGACGTACATCGCCGGCATCGGCGTGGGCGTCGAAAACAACGGGGGGATTGTCGAATCTCAAGTACTTGTAGCGGCGGATCGATTCGCGGTTCTCCATCCGAACGGCACACAGACGACGGCGCCCTTTGTGATCCAGGGCGGCCAGGTGTTCATGAGCCAAGCGCTGATTGGCAATGGCTGGATCACCAACGCGATGATCGGCAGCTTTATTCAGTCTGACAATTATGTCGCGGGGACGCAGGGCTGGCGCCTAGACAAGACGGGGACGTTCGAAATTAATTCCCCGCTGCCGGGCGGAGGGCGGCTGCGGATCACCCCGCAGCAGGTGATCGTCTACGACAACAACAACATTGACCGAACGACGCTCGGCTACATCCCTTAGGAGTTCCTCATGGCATACGGGCTAATGATCAAGGATGCGGCTGGAAACCTGCAGGTCCAGTACACATCTACCCTGCCGCGCATCCTCGGCGATTTCTACACCGGAACGGCGGACGGCTCGATCAGCGACCCTCAGCTTTCGGGCGGCGTGCCGTTCTTCTTTCCCATAGGGGGCGAGGGGGCCGCGGGATACATGAATATGCCGGAGGTGTCCGCGTCCGGGATAGTCATCTCGTGGCGCTTTTTGGCCGCTGATTATCGGGTTTCCGTTCGCATAGGCTATGGGAGGATTGGATAATGGCCGACTACGGCTTGCGCGTCAGAAACGACAGTCTGATCACGCAGATTGACAGCACGCATAGGAACCTCGCCTTTTGGACAAAAGGCACGCTGGTGGCGAACCAAGCCACCGGCTTTGGTTCGTGGCGATCAGGGACCGTCACAGTTCCCTACGGCTCGGCTGCTGCGTTCGCTTGGCGAGCCGATTTCCCGTCATTTGTCATGGGGGCGACGTTCACCGGGACGACGATGACGGTCACGTTCCTGTCCTACATCGTCGGTGGTTCGCAGGCGGTGATTAATTGGTATGTATTTGCGCCGCCGGATGTGACCGGTTTCCCAGCGGGGCAGTCCTATGGCCTCCGGGTGAAAAACGCTGCCGGCGTGACGACATTCGACTCACGAAATCAGTACATGCGGTACTTGGCCAGCCTGGGCGGGACGCGCTCCGATTTGCCGACAACGCAGGACAATTCGCCGCCGCAATTTCTCACTTATGCAATGCCCGGCGGCAGTGTGCCTGCGGTGCTGCAGGGAAATATCTGCTCGTACACGCAGGAAGTTCCGGTCGGCGTTGGCCCGAACCCCGGCTATATGTTTTTCTGGATTGCATCTTGCGTGCGCCAATCCGGGTCCACGCTAGGGATAGCGAACGCGCCCCGGGTCCAAGGGCCGTACAACGATCCCATAAATGCCCCGCTCATTGATCGGCCTCGGTGGAATTACACCGTGATCGATGTGAGTGGCCTTTAGCTTCGTCCGCGATCACGCGGCCTATCACCACAAGTTGCCCGCTATGGCGGGCTTTTTTACGTCCAAACGGGAGGCAATCATGCGCACCGTCTACAGGAGCAGTGCAACTATGGAACCAGGTTCTACGGGGCTGGGAGGCCTCGCGGCTTTGAAGGTCGCGATGGCGTATGGCGTGCCGGCGGCGGTGGCAGCCATGCTGGGCTTGCTGATCATGCCGCCGCGGTCCGCGCGCGAGTTCACGGTCCGCACGATTTCGACGGTGGCCTGCTCGTTCATGTTCGGGCCGGCGCTTGCCGCAGGCGTCATCGCCTGGAAGCCGGGGCTGATGGACGCAATGATCTGGCTATCGCAGCACGGCGCCGGCACCGATGACGCGTTGCTGGCCAAGTTCTATGTGTTGGGGCCGAGCATGCTGCTGGCCGGCTTGCCGGCGTGGTGGGTGTTGGGGGCGTATATGCGATGGATGGCAAGCATGCGCCAAAAGGGGCTGCTTGAATGGCTGGCCGAGGTGCGCGCGAAGATTCTCGGCGTGCGACCTGGTGGGGAGGGGTGATTGTGGAACTGATGACTGTTATTGAGGCCGCAATCAAGCCGGCGCTGGCATTCTTGCCGCCGAAGATGGACACGCCGGAGGCGAGCGTCATGTTGCTGGCGATTGGCTTGCAGGAAAGCCGCTTCGTCCATCGCCGGCAGATCGGGGGTCCGGCACGCGGGTTTTGGCAGTTTGAGCGAGGCGGGGGCGTGCGCGGGGTATTGACGCACCCTGCCAGCCGTGACCATGCGTGTCGGCTATGCGGAGGCCGGGGCGTCGAGCCGGTCGCTGCGGCGGTCTATCCCGCGCTGGAACAGGACGACGTGCTGGCAGCGGGGTTCGCGCGGTTGCTTCTGTGGACGGATGCCAATCGCCTGCCAGCTATCGGTGACGTTCAGGGCGGGTGGAATCTCTACGCCCGTACCTGGCGGCCGGGCAGGCCGCACCCTCAGACCTGGCCAGCGCTTTACGCGCAAGCCGTTGCCGTGGCGGGAGGCGGTCATGTTGGCCTGGCTTGAGCGCGCCAGGGGCGGGCTACTGCTGGTCGGGCTGGCGCTGGCCACGCTGGTCAGCGTGTTCTACCGGGGGCGGGCGACTGGCCGCCAGGCGGAGAGGCAAGAGCGGGTAGAACAGATCAACGAACAGGCGGCACAAGCCCGCAAGGAGGTACGCGATGTGCAGCTTGAAACGGCCCATATGGGCGATGACGCTATTGCTGATGAGCTTAAGCGTGAGTGGGTGCGTGGCGCCGGCAAGGGTCGGCGTTGAGTTCTGCGACCACGCCCGGCCGGTCTATTTTGCCGATGCGGAGCAGGTCGACGCCGTGCCCGCTGATATTCGGCGGCAGATCCGGGATGGAAATGCCACTTGGCGCGCGCTGTGCGATCGGTCCTAACGCGCAGTGTTGGGGCGTGTGGGCATGCATGTGCCGAGCAATTTGCGGAATTCGGCCTCGGAGATCGATAGCGAATTCTGACCAGAGAATCGCGCGCTCACGCGAGATCCTTCTGCGTCGGGCGTAACGGTTGCCATGTAGAGAATCCGAGTTTTCAGCATTTGGAACGTCTCCACGGTGAAATCCACGGCCCCTGATCCGGGGTAGGACGTGACCTGAACATAGTCCGCTGCATTCGTCCTCATGCACTGTATCGCCTGATCGACTGTCGCGCTGCTGTCGTATTGTTCTGGCGAGGTGGCACGAATCTCTTGTGGGGTCATCGCCACGCATCCTGCCAACATTGAAACGGTGATGCCTCCAAGAAGCTTTTTGATCATGTCTTTGGTCTCCTGAATGGGGGACCTTTTAACATGTTTGTTTCGGATGCCTGGATTAACAGGTGTTCTGGATGTTGAGCGCGCGTCAGTGGCAAAAAATAAGCGCCCCAACTGGGGCGCTGATCTATCTTTCAGTTTCGGTGTCGCGCGGTGGCGCGTGGCACATAGCGAATATGGCTTCCCGGAGGGGGCAGCCAAGACTTGGTTTCGTTCATCCATCCGGCTTCCCAGGCCTCAACCTTTTCACGCCATTCCACTATCAATTCGCCCGTATGGCCGGGCATTTCTGCTGCTCGATAGTACGGGCAGTCCCACAAGGTCAATCCGTCGCGGGCGGCGCTGGCGCCCAGCTTTTGGATGTCTTCGCGATGCATTGCCGTACCCTCCAAAAGTAGCTGATGGGACGGATAGTATTGCGCAATTTCGTAATCGTCTGCAATAGTGTTGCAGCACTATTCAAACCCGTCTCATTGCTTGATCCACTGCATCCACCATTCCAGGTAGTCACGGACACCGGCGATTTCTGCGAAGCGGACGATCATCATGCGCCGGTCTGACGAGAACGTGAGAAATTCGGGGGGCCAGCAGGTCAGGGATGGCGCTGGACACGGCCGCGCCGAACTTGATCCAGCTGCTCGATCGGATTATTTCGCCCTCCCGGCCGGAATCCAGCAACTGACTGCGACCACAGGCGTGCTAGGCCTGGCTGCCCAAAGTGACACCAGGCTAAAGCGGTGGCTTGGCCCAGGTGATCGCGTTCAGATAGGCAGCCAGGGCCGCGAGCCGTAGGGCCAGACCGACTGCCAAATTAGCGATGCGTAGGAAAGATTCGAGTTGTTGCATGGGGTCGCCCCAAGTAGTGAAGACGACCTAAATACTATTGTCACGACTTGCTCAAATCCTCTTGGGGGCTTTCCAAAGTCACGGCTCTCAGCGCAAGGCCGCGCCAGTATTGAACATGACCATCTTGAATTCGTCAGCGCAACTGTTGGCACACGCCTCCAAAATCGGTCAGTTGGAGGCTACACCCTTACGGAGCTTGTTCGGCGCGCAAAAACGAAGCGCCCCTTGGCTGGGGCGCTCGCCTGCCAGTCCGGCGGGCAGTGGCAACGCCTCACCGTGAGTGGAGCCCTTGCTTTGACGCTTCGGCCAAGCGCTTCAGCACAGCCTCCCCGTACTTGCGGGTCTGCTCTTTGAGTCGTAGGCCGTCGGAAAACTGTGCCCAGTCGCTTATCCAACGAGCTATGGCAAGCAGCAGGTACAAACCAGCAGAAATGCAAACCCCGACTACCAGCCGGGGGCCGGCATTCCAAGCTATCTCGTCGGCCATAGTGCCGACGGCCCATAAGCATAGAAATGCAACGGAGCTACACGCGACAACTGTCCAAATCTTCTTGCGGATAGCGGCCCGCACTCCCATGTATCGCTCAGCCTCTCTAGGGCGGAGGATCTCGGTAGCTTGGGAAGACAAGAACTGCTTTAAGAAAATGCCCAGCAGGCCAAGCACAATGGCATACAAGCCGGCGGCGCGCTTGATCGACTCCTCATGCAGCAGTTGAGGAAAGACGTAACTCAGCCCCCAGAACGCGGAGGTTCCAAGCACGATCATGAGGGGGAGTACGAATTTTCTCATTGCTTTAGGGCGAAACCATGCCGTTCTTGAGTAAGCCGGTCAGCCAATCCACCATGTCGGTGTAAAACGCGTCCACGTCGGGCACTCCATCACCACTTACCAGCGTGATCGGCCCTGAAATCTTTAGGTCTTTACCTTTGACGCGGGATCCGTCGCCTAATTCCAATTCGACGGATTCTTCCTCCTGGTCCCGTAGCGCAATAGCCAAATTGTCCAGCAACTTAGCCGCATCTTCCGGTTGGGATCTCGTGTATGCAGGGTACCTGATTTCGAGCCAGACCTCTAGATCTCCATCGTAAACAGTCTCATCAAGTGCAAGACTAGCGAAGCTATCTTCCGGCAAGAAATTCCGAATGACAGACACCATCCCCGGGTCGGGCCGCAACTTCGATACGTCGGGCTTTTTGTCCCCAGGCATGGAAAGGGCCGGGTCCTCAACTGTGGTCATGAATGGGCGGCCGATGGAGATCGACTTCACCCGTGAGCGCCGGATCTGGTCCCGAGTTGCCTTCTTGGGCTCGTCGGCAAGGACGAAACCCTGATCTTTGTTGAGCAACTTGGATTGGCTTCTCAACAGCCACGCCAAGTGCTGCTCAAGTCCTGTCGTCCGCAAGGAAGACGCCTGAACAATGGCGACGTGATCTTCAAAGACGGCAAAGAACAGGACTCCAGGCACGAACTCTTGCTGAACTGAGCCGTCGTTCGGGGGCTTCATGGCGGCCAGAACCACTGAAGTGGCGCCAGGATCGTCGGCCACCACCATTTGATAGCTCCCACGCTCAAAGATCAGCAGGGTGCCACATTGCATGCCTTTGACTTCCTTCACACTGCTCAGAACGCGAAAGGTAGATGCCGCAGTGTCAACCGCTTCGGTTCGATCACCGATTAGTGGTTTGTCTGCGATTGCTGCGGCAATCAGTTGTTGCAGTGTTTGAGTGGACTCAGGTTGAAACAGGCACCGTCGATAGTGCACGGTCTTCTTCGCAAACTTCTTCGGACCCTCGGGGTGTTCCCCGGGGTGTAACCCTGCATCCGGTCTCATCTTCTATCCTTAGTTGACGGGTCCGAGCGCGTGCCTTGTGCCGGAGCTTCTGCGGCAGGGACTATCAACAGCTATGTTGGATTTCGTAACCAAACTGTACCATGGAGCAAAAGGCGATCTTTGTGTGAATGTCGCGGGCCTCAACGAATTTGAGGCCTGAGCGAAAGACATCAGCTTTGAATCCACTGCATCCACCACCCCTGGTAGTAGCGCCGGCCGTCAATTTCCTCGAAGCCACAGACCATCATGCCGCGGTCGGATGAGAAGGTCAGCAGTTCGGGCTCTAAGAGATCGGGGATGGCTCCCTTGTCAGTCGCACCGAATTTCATCAGGTGGTCCATTGTCATGACACGGATGGACCGCTTCATGTCGTCCCGCATGACCGAATACATGCGCACGGTGCCGGTGACCGTGGGGCCCAGATCGCGATCATGGCGCTTCTGACCGAGGTAGTGGGTACGGGTGACGGTGCATAACATGATGAGGTTGAAAAACTACTGTATGGACATACAGTTTAATCGCACCTAGAATTCGCGCAATTCGGGCCCGTTAATGGCCGGTTGGGGACGGGACATGGCGGATGTTGGGGATTGGGCGCAGCGGGACGACTACTACTGGGCAGGCCCGGGCGGCTGGACGATATGCCGCGTGTTCGCGCAGGCGCGCTGGCAGTTTGAAGTGTGGGCGGGGAACGGCACGCGCCACGGGATGGAAGCATCGCTGGCCAAAGCCATCCAACTTTATGAGCGCGTCAAAGGCTGAGGGCTATTTGCCGGGCATCGGCGTGGAAACTAGCTTGTCGGCTGGGAATGGCACGAGAAAGTCGCGGCTGTCGGCCGCCGGCGCGGTCAGCCAGTCGCCGTAGGCGCCCTCCGGCAGAATGACGACCATCCGCTTTTCCTTGCCCGCCTGGTGGTAATCCCGAAAGAGCGGGTCATCATCCGCGTTGATGGTTAGCATGGTGTAGCTCTCCTGCACCTGGCCGGCGGCGTCGCGCCAGCGATCCCAGAGGCCGGCGATCCCCAGCGGCGCGCCGTCGGCTCGGGTGAAGCGGGTAGCCACCGCGGCGCCGGATCTCCAGTCGGGTTCAAAGATGGCGTCGGCCGGAATGATGCAGTGCTGGCCGCGGCGCCAGGCGTTCCCGAAGGTGAAGGACTTGGACGCTGTCTCGATGCGCGCGTTGAACGTCGACAGCTTGCCGGCCTTGTCCAGTCCGTCCGCCTTCGTCATGGCGCTGATCAGGCCCCAGCGGCCGGCGACCGCTTCCCGCTCCGGCACCGCCTCATCCCCCGCGTCGTGCTCCACCGGTCGGCGCACGAACACGCCCTGGTAGCGCGGCCACATGTCGTACTTGCCGATAGCCGCCGGCTTTTCGCGCACGCCGAACTTCTTAAGCAGCAGTTCGGCATCCTTTAGGGTTTGGTAATGGCTGCACATGGAACCCTCCCAATAGAGGGGCCAGTATAGGGCCGGTCAGGACGCGGCGCGCAGGTGCACCACCTTGCCACGCCCGGGCAGAACGCGGGCCGGCCCCCATATGTTTGGATCGCCGAGCAGCTTGGTCAGGTGCGCGCCCAGCATGTCGAATGCCTCACGGCGCTGGGGCAGCATCTTCTGGCGCTGGTAGACCTTTACCAGCTTCGTCTGCTCCGCGTGGTTCAAGCACTTTTCCACCACGTTTTCGGCAATGCCCATCTCGCCCATGATGGTGGCGCCGGTTCGGCGCAGGTCATGCGTCGTCCACGCACCGCCTGGCAGGGATAGTTCGCCGCGCACCGTAAGCCCCTGATGCCCGCTGGCGCTGTCCTGGCGCATCGTGGCCTGGTGACTGAACGAGCGATAGGACACATGTCCGATGCCGCCCTTGCCGGGGATCAGGTAGTCGCCGGGCCGCACCTGCTGGCGCAATACCGTCAGCCAGTAGAAGGCGAAGTCGGACAGCTGGATGACATGCTCGCGGTTGGACTTGTTCTTGGCGGCCGGAATTGTCCATTCGCGCGCGTCCCAATCCACCTCGCTTTCGCGGATCGCCGCAATCTCGCCGGCGCGCGCCATCGTAGACAGGGCGATCCAGTATGCGGCGTGTGCCGTGATGGTCAACCCTGTTGCCGCCAGCAGCTTGTCGCGCAGCATCTTGATTTCTTCCCCATCAAGCACGCGGTCGCGCACTACGTCCTTGCCGCCCACCGATGACTTCTTGATGAGCATGGCCGGATTCGCTTCGATCCATTCCCGCTCTGTGGCATAGGCAAGCATCTGCTTCACGTCGATGAGGACGCAATTCGCCTGTGGCCCCTTGCCGGCGCGCACGATCGGTGCGAGCAGATCCAGAATGCGCGCCTTGGTCAGCGATCCGATGCGGTCGTTTCCTGCTGCCTTGAGGATGTGTCGACCCATTCGCGACTGGCACGCATAGACCCCCTTGGCATTGCGCCGATGGGACAGCGAATCGCGCACCCAGGTTTCGAACAACTCCTGCACTGTTGCCGGCTGGCCTTCCACTGTCGACCCGGGATCAATTCCCTTCTGCAATTGTTGGCGCATCTGCGCCGCCTTCTGCCTGGCCTCCAGCAGCGAGACGCTAGGGTAGGGGCCGAGCGACTTCTTGGCAGGTTTGCCTGCGGCCGACGTGTAGCGAAATAGCCAAAGGCGCGAGCCATCCGGGCGCACGCGTAGGTTCAAGCCCTCGCCATCAGCCAGCAGATATTCCTTGTCGCGGGGTTTGGCGGTGACAACCTTGCGGTCGCTCAGGACGTTTTGTGCCAT